TCACTGGCGTTCGAGTTCGTATTCGAGAGCGTTGATCGTCTTCAGGGCATCGCGCGCCCACTCCGGGGCGGCATCACGGACGGCGGGCCAGTCGGGCCGCTGCATGAGCCGGGCGGAATTGTCCAGCTTCACGGAGACGCAGCCCGACAAGGCGAGACTAAGGGTGAGGAAGGTTATCAATCGCGTCATCGACGGCTTTATCTTTGGCGATTTTCCGATTGGCGGCTTCGGCCTCCCTTGCCTTGTCGCGCTCGCTTACGAAGAGACGCGCAAGCGACTCGATGGCCGGGAAGACCTTGCAGAGCGCGATAAGGAGGGAGACGAGTTGAGCCATGGTCAGAGCTTCTTGCCCCCGAGGGCGCTCCCGATGTAGCCGCCGAAATAAAAGACCTTGTCCAGGATCTTGAACCACGTCGCGGACGTGAGTTTTTCCGTCCACTGGTCGTCAGCGGTGTCGGCAGTTTCAGCAACCCGCTTGTGCCACCAGGCAATGAGTGCCTGATAGGCGAGCGAAAGCGTACCGTAGATTGTCAGGACGGTGAAGACCCACGACGGAACCTTTTCGAGAATGCTGGCGGCGATGCCCTGTATGGAATCCGGCAGGACGCTGACGATGGCATCGGCGGCGGAGGCGGTTTCGATGACGGCAGCGGGCGCGTCCTGCGCAATGGCAGGCACGGCAGCGGAAGCGAAAAACAGGGCAGCAAGCCCGACGAACAAGAACAGTTTTTTCATGATGTGTGTTGGTTTGGTATCGGGCAAAGCCCTTCGCCTAATGGGCCGTTTTCCACTTCAGAGCGTTGCCGCCTCGCGGAAGGCGTCGTCAATCTCGGCGTCGGTCATGTCGAGAGCCTCGCCGACTTGGGAAATCAAGGGGTGTGCGCGTTCGTAATAGTCCGCAGTGTCCCACCAGTTCTGCGCGACAGCCCGTTGCGTCGCGTCCGGGATTGCACTGATGGCCGTTTCGACGGCGGCAAGTTTGCCGTGGGTGATTAGCCACTGCCGAAGCTGGCGCTTGGTCACGCTGGCCGGCACAGGCGAGGGCGGCTCGATCGGGTCGGCAAGTGCGGCCTGTGCCGAGGCAAGCACGCCGGCGGTATTCTCGGGGTCAGCGAGGCCGGGCACGTAGAGCCCGCGCCCGGTATCGAGGATGAGCGTTTGTCCCTCCGGCTCGTAACGAGTGATCGTCAGGTCGGAGTCGGGAATGGAGATGGGAGGATCGTAGATCACGTGGTTTTCGTAGTTGCTCATGGTGGTAGGCAGAGCGGGTTGTTGTTGCGGTCAGAGTCGTGACGTGCGGATGCGGATTTTGCCCGCCGTCGCGGCGGACAGGGTGAGGTAATATTTGTCGCCAGCCGCGCCGGGCCGGGCGCTAGCGGTGAGTGGCAAGGCGGTGTACTCGTTTGCGACAACGGTCGCCGTAGCGACGACGGTGCCGCCGCTGGAACCACGGCGGAAAGTCGCAGTGATCGCGGACGGCGCGAGGACTTCGACGCTGTCGATCAGGTGCAGATCGAATACCAAGGATTGATCGCCGCCTACGTAGCCGCTGGAGGAAAAATCAAATTCCATCACCTCGGCGGCGGGAGCACGGACAGGCATCGGCGTGATGCCTGACGTAGCTATCGCGTGGATACCGTTGTACTTGCCGCGCAGTTGCGCCGTGCGACCGATGTCAAAGGCGCAGATGGTGCCGAGCGGGATGATCGAGACATCATCGACATAGATAATGTCACCGACTCCTGTGGTGCCCCCATACAGGATCAGATTGGTCGATGCCGCGACGATTTCACGCTCAAGGTAGCACCATTCGTCATCGACCAGCGTCCCGCTCAAGGGGCCAGTGTAGGCGGCCGTGTCCGTTGTGCAGGTACGCGAGTTCGGAGCCCATGCAGACCCTGCCGGCCGATAGAACCATGCACCTATACGATAGGCACGGCCCGGTGTGAAGGTACTATTCCTCGACATGCCCGAGAAGGTATAAGGCCCAGCCTGCGTCGGAGTGTATTGGGCTGATTGCTCTCCGCTGCGCACGATGTCGGTAGCCAGGAGGCGAGTGCCTTGGTCGCTCCCCCACAATCCCCAACCCGGCGCTTCAAACCCCTCTGAAAGCATCGGCACCATGCTGCCGGCAACATCATCGCGTGATGGCACTCGGCCAGTCGAAATGTAGGTGGACACATCAGCCTGCGACCAAGCACGGTTAAGCAGGATCGGGGAGCCGAATCGGCTCATCCGCGTCGCCGTCGTAGAGACATGTGCCCCGAGCCGCATCCATGCAGTCGCGAAAGCGTCCCCCCATCCGATTGCCGGGGTGCCGACAACAGTCTCTGCACCGAGCGCAAGTGCGACACCGTCTTTGTAGAAAAACCAGTCACCTGCCAGGCGACCAAACATGATCGTGGACGGACGCTCCAGCAGACTGTTTGCGGAGCCCGCTGGCGTGGAGCGAGTGCGGCTCGTCGTATCGCTACCAAGGCACACGCGGATAGTATCATTATACACGTACACTCTCAGGCTACCTTCATTATATCCGACATCGGCAGTGCCGCGGGTGCAAAAGAGCATCCCGGTAGTGTTGAGCACTGCCATCTGCACTCCCGGAATCACTACGGTAAAATCACTCGTGCCGAGTTCCCCATGCGCACCAGCACGCCAGAAGACGCGTGAGGCAACCGTCGCCGTATCGCACCACAGATAATCCAGCGGCGCTCGCGCCGCGGCGAGGGGATCGACGTAGGCGTGTGCCACTGAATCATAAACCACCTGATCCCATTGTCCGGACACTCCCTTGTAGATCGCGAGGTCAAGGATTCCCCACGTCTTGCCCTGCGACGTGCCGGGGGTTGTGACGACAAGGAAGTCGCCGGAATTGGTCAAGGTATTCGGAATGGCATTACCGACGACGATGCCTTTGTAAACCAGTCCCGCCGCAATGAGCGCCGCCTGTTGTGCGCTGATTGCAGCCTCGCCGGCCTTGTTGACGGCGGTCACGGCGGACGCGATAGCCTGCGCGGCCTGAGCCTGCGCTGTCGCGGCAGCATCGCCAACACTGGCGGCGCTGGCGGCGGCATTGGCCTCGCTGGCTTCCGCCGCCTGCTTGGCGGCGAGAGCCGCACCGGCGGAGACGGCGGAGGCGGACGCATCAGCGTCAGCATCGGCTGCACTGGCGGCGGCGGCAGTTGCCGACAGGCCCGCGCTCGTGGCAGCGGCTTGCGCGGTGTCTCGCGCTGCTTCGGCGGCGGTCTTTGATGCGGCGGCGGATGACGCGGATTCCTCCGCGTCGGCGGCGGCAGCTTCCGCAGCGGTTTCGCTCTCACTGGCGGCATCAGCGGCAGCATTGGCGTCAGCCTTGGCCGCTTGCGCCGCCGTATTGGACTGCGCCGCCGCCGCTTCGCTCGCCTCCGCATTATCCGCCGCCGCCTCCGCGCGGGCGATCATCGCTTGAAGCGGAGACACGTCCTCCGGCGGGGGCACGTCGTCACCCCTGACAACGTCGTTCGCGACAAACACGTCGAAGGTCTTGGTTTTGACCGGAAGCCCCTGCGCTTCGGCTTCGTTGAAGCGCCAGCTGATTTCGCCCATCAGGGCGACGGATGCGACGGCCTCGCTGGTGAAAAGCGCGTTAAGCTGGATGGTGTTGAAGTTCGGGCGGCAGACGTAGGCGAACTCATTGCCCGCCGGGATTGCCCAGTCGCTGGTAAACACGACGGAAGCGGCTCCGTACTGGCCTCGCGGCTTCAGGCCGAACGCCATGAACAGCGTTTTGCCATCCGGGACCGTCAGCTTCGTCGGCTGCAAGTTGTCGTCCAGGAAGGTCAGCCTGATTTCATGGTCTCCCTCGCGTCGTTTAAACGCGATGGCCGGAGCAGGACCACCTTGCCGGCTAATGATTTCCTTGGTGGAGTATTTGACGAAAATTTCCATGCGCCTCGGTATTCTTAACCCAAGGCGTACTTTCCACCCGCGTGCTAAATCCCGTCGCCGTCGCCGACTGGCTCGACAGGCATTTCGACCGGCGGGACAAATGCGCCGGCCTCCACATGGTGGGTGGCGTCCGTGACGCCATCGGGCGCGACGATCCATGCCGCTCCCGATTGTGCCTGCGCCGCTACTTGGTCCTCGGGGCAGATGACGATACGCAGGATGGTGCCGGTGGCTGTTTCGTAAATGGCGATGCGTCTCATTTTTTGGTCTCCATCATCTGAATCACCCGATTGCGGACGGTCCCGACATCAACGCTCGGGCCCTGCGGGCCGTATATGCTGAGCGTATAGGTAGCCGCTCCGGCTCCAGGCAGATCAGAGATGGCATGCAGCATAGATGACAAAACATACTGTGCACCGAGGGTGAAGATCGTTGTCCCGTTACGTTGCAGCCGGAGGTCCGCCCTGACCCCTTGCCATGCCCCATTATCAAGATACGCATTGGACACCTCACCAACGAAACCGAACGTGATCGCAATCGGCGCGCCGCTCGAAACAATCGAAGCGGTCTGGATGGTCTGCCATGTATTGTTCCCGGCAATGGTCATGCTGGCGGAAGTATGCGCGCTCACCGGAATCGTCACGGCTTGCCCCTTGAGGTGGAGGGTATCAACGACCAGCGCCGCAATGTTGGCCGATGTGGTGATGATCTGGTTTGCTCCGACCTTTTCCGCCGTGACCACATTTGCCGCAAGGTGGGGAGTCTGGACCGCGTTGGTGTCGATCTGTGTTCCGGTGATTTTCCCGGTCAACTGCCCGGTGTCCACGGCCTGCGCCGTGGCCGAAGCGGAGCCGACCCAGGCACTGCGATTGCCGGAGTTGTCCACGGCGCGAATCCAGTAGTAACGCGTCTGCGCCGGGGTCAGCCCCTGCCGGATGTATTCGTTGCCGTAGATGCGGGCGTAAGCGGCGCTCTCCGATGTCGGGGCGGGTGTGGCTGCGGACGCCTCGTAAACCTCGACGAAAGCGAGGTCGGAGTCTGCGGGATTGGTCCAGCGGAGGCGCACGCCCTGGAAGATGCCGAGCGCCGACAGGCCGGATGGAGCGCCGGGCGGAGTCGTGTCGCCTGCCGCCAGAGCCGTGCCGGACACGACCCATGCGCCGAGAGCCCCTTGCGTGTTCTGGCTGCGAAGGCGCACGCGATAATAGATTCCCGGCTTCACGCCTACGACAACAGCGGAGACCTTCTCGCCGGAGACTGATGCCCAGGGAGCCCACTCCGCCTCGCTCTCGGCCTTGTACTCCACGAAGATGTTTCCGCCGCTCACGACGAACTCGTCAAGCGGCTGATCCCATGTCGCGAGCAGGCGAGAGACCGTTCCGCCGTCAGGCTGGACGATCACGTCAGAGCCGAGGGCGAGGTTACGCGGATCGGCGATGCTGCGGAAATCGGGCAGGTCGGTATTCGGAGCCAGGTCAACGGTCGTCTCCTCGCCGCTGTTCCAGTCCCAAACGCCCGCCGCCGTCTCGCGCAGTTCCACGTCAACGCCGAGCACCGGGCCGCTGCCGTTGCCGCCGGAGCCGCCCGCAACAAGCTCCGCGTCGTCCACGACGAACTTCCATTCCATGACCTCGAACAGCTTCTGGTTCCATCCGTAGCGGTCGAAATTCAGGGCAACCACGTCACCGGCGCGGACCCGCATGCCCTGCAACTTCAGGGGAAGGCTGACGGTAATGTCCTGACGCGACCGCTCCAGAGTGATCTTCGCCAGCCGCTGCGCGGTCGCCGCCGACGTGGTAAAGGCAAGCTCAAGCTCGCGCCAGATGCGTTCGTTTCCGTCCTCCGCGTAGTAGGTGGCGTTCTTGACCGGGGGGAAGTCGGCGGGTTGCCATTTGTTTTCCTCCGAAACGTAGGTCCCCTTCACCGCGTTGCAGGTGTCACGCAGGCTGTCGCGGGTCTGGATCGTGATGTCGCCGCGCAGGTCATCGAGACCGAAGGTGGCGGACGGCTCACGGTGTGCGCCAGCGCGGATGTTCCAGAGCCCGCCGGTGTAGATGGCCGCGCCGGCCATGCTTTCCAGCATTGCTTCGAGCACGTCGCCCGGCGTCGAGTCGCTGTCGATGCAACCGTTACAGGTGTACCGGGACTCGAATCCTCCGCCGGAGAGCGCGACTTGTTCGTCGCAGATGTTCGCGGCAATGGAGAAGCTCGGATCGTCAATTTCGGCGTCAGAGCACCCGAAGCCATAGGCCGAATCCTTCATGTAGTCGCGGATGCAAAGTGCCGTGTTGGCGCTGAATCCGGTCGTCCCCGTGCGCGGATCGAATACCTTTTTCCCGTCCACCAGAACCGAGACGTTCGGCATGGATGTGAACTTGTCGGCATTGTATTTGAGCCGAATGTACACGTAGGCGATGCCGCGAAGCCGATGATTGGCCGTCCACTTGTCGGGAAGCTCCGCCATGAGGTCGGCGCAAGCCTCCTGGTCCGGAGAGCCGTCGAAGAACTTCGCGAGGACGTGCCCGGTCAGGTCGGGGTCGTCGTTTCCAGGCGCGACGGCCTCTCCGTTGGCGTCGAGCGGAACGCGGTAGTCGTCAAACCAGAGTTCGCGCATGGCGCTGACCTCGTGGCCGGCGATGGCGACGACAAGATGGAGATACTTGTTGTTCTTCCCGCTGCCCGACATGAAGACGATTGCCCCGCCGACGCGCTGCGTACCGTAGATGATGCGGCGCGCCGCCGCCGGGTCGCGGGCGGTGACGGTCGTCCCTCCCAGGCCACGCATGGCCTTTTCCATCTTCCTCTTTTGCTGGCGCTGATAGACGACGCTGCCGGCTAGGGACGCGACCATAAAGGCCCCATTGACGACAACAGCAGTTGTCGCCGCGCTCATGCCAAAGATGCTAAAGCCTGCCGGTAAAAGAAGTGCGGGCATAAATCAGGTTCTCCAGGCGCGAAGGATTGCGGTTACTGGCACACGCCCGAGGCCAACCGGGGCCGCGCAGGCCACGCCGACGCCATCGATGATGCCGAGCGCCTGCTTCCGTCCCTGCGGGATCGCGACAAGCGCGATGTCTCCACGCTGGCCGGCGAGCGGGGGCACGGCGGAGCAACCGAGCCGGGCCACATGATCGGCAACGGCCTGCTCGAATCCGCCGCGTGCGCGCATGGCACGCCAGGCGGAAAGCTCCGACTTCCACGACGGCAGGCCGGCGAGCGGTTCAGCGTAGCCGATGCGCTCCAGCCATCGCGCCGCAAGATGCACGCAGTCATGCCGCCCCCATGCGAATGACAGGCGCGACGCTTCCGCCAGGTATTCATGCAGACGCTTCGGCCAGTCTTCCGGCCTCCGATGCAGGATCACTTCCGCCCCCATACGACCTCCTTGTCTTGCAGGCCGGCGACGTATTCCAGTCCCCGGTCATCCGGATACATCTCCTTCTGGTCCTCGTCGGTGTAGCGGCGCTCGCGGGCGCGTTCCAGGTCGATCAGGCGGGATTCGCAGGCGACAGTGACGGTCGATGTCTCGCCGGTGTCGGTGAGCTTCATGGTATTCATGCGCCCGGCAAACACCGGAACCGGCTCCTCCAGCATCGCGCCGGACTCCGTATTGAACAGAGCCATCCAGACGCGTACCGGACGCCCGCGATAGCCGTCCGTGAGCGCACGCGAAACCATCGCACCCGGAATGCCCGACAGGGAAAGCTCGACGCCGTTTGCGGATACCTTCTGCGTCTCCTCGACAGCCGAGATGCCGCCATACGTACCGGTGCCGATGAACTCCCTTCCCGCCCACTCCAGTACGCCCTTGCCCGACCACGCGCGCAGGAAGCCGCTGGTGAAGTCCATTTCACAGAGGAAGGCCGGGGCGACGACCTGCGCGCCAACGGCATTCTGAACGGGAGAAGTAAGGTTGCGTGACATGGCGTTTAAACGACCTCCACGGCGTCAAACTGGAAATCCCACGTGACCCCGAGGTCGGAGTCCCAGGGCTGCGTTGGCGCGGAGAGGCGAAAGGTTCTCACGCCCGGCGCGGGAGAGACTCCGCGAGTCCACGGCGTGAGGTTGAAAGTGAACGTGCCGACGATGCCGTTCAGGCCGTGGATGAACCGGCCAAACAAGGCGGCGTCCTCCACCCCCATCTTCTGCATCGTGACGGAGATTTCCCATCGCGAGGCGTTCCAGTCGAAGACCTGCTGTTGCAGGGTGAAGGGCGACTGCGCCGACGACTGCACGCGGCGGAGCGACGCCTTGACTTTGCCGGGCGGAATGGCGGGGAAGGGGAGTGGATAGACGACGGCCATGACGTTACTTTCTCCGGCGTTGCCGGTCCTCCATTGCGGCGATGGTCTTGCGTTCGATCAGCGGAATGAGCGCGGCCACCTCCTGGCGAGTGACGCCAGACTGGAAGGTGTAGTTGAAGACGGGGCCGCCCTCCTCTGCCGGGCGCGCGCGGGTCTCGCTCACCTCGCGCATCATGCGCAGGGTGGTATCCACCGCGCCGCCTTCGGCAAAGCCTTTCCGGGTGACGCGCATGTGCTCCAGCGCGGAAATCATCGGGCCGACGCGCGGGCTCTTGACCATCCACTGCGGCGCAACCCATTCGCCGGCATGGACGACACCGGCGGGCTTGTATTTCTCGCCGGGACCGGTAGGACCGCCAATCGAAAATCCGCGCGAGGAGTAGCCGCCTGACCAGCCGCCGGGGAGCCACGAACTCAGCCCAATCGCCTTGAATGTCTCCATCGCAATCTTCATCGAGATGATCTGCATGATCGCCTGCGAGATGCCGTTGCCGAGGGAGGACAGGACCGTCTCGAATCCCTCCCCGAAGCTCTTCGCGTTCATGAGCGCGTCGTTGATGCCGCTCGACATGCTGTTGAACCCGGCGTTCACCACGTCGAACATCGGATCGAAGTCCTCGCTCATCTGGTTGAGTTCATTCTTGAAGCGAGTCCACCCGCGCTCGGCTGGCCGTGACGCCGCGCCAATCTCTGCCGCCTTATCAGCAATTTCATTATCCAGCGCATCGCGCCGCTTCATGATAAGCTGGCGGTCCGTGTCCGTGATGGCGGCGTCAAGCCATTCGTTCATGACATCCCGGAGTTTCTTTCTGGCATTCAGTTCTTCCCGGAGAAGCTCGACATTTTTCTCCCGCTTTTCGTTCGTAGTGAGAGATTCATCACGACTAACCTCCCCTCTCTTGCGCGCAAGGGAGCCAACCTCCGCCTTCAGGAGCGTCTCCCTGGCTTCGAGCCGGTCTCTCAATGTTTTCGTGCGCTCCGTGGCGTCCTTTTTGGCCTGCTTCTCCCGCTCCTCCGTGATCTTCTTTTCCGTCTCAAGAATCTGCTTCTTGATGGTCGCTTCCTTCGCGGAAAACGCCGCCCGCGCGGAGTCCGTCGCCTGCCTGTCCTCGTCGGTTCCCGGCAAGTATTGGCTGGGGTTGTCCGGGTCCGGACGCCGGAGCGCGTTGAGCGTCAGCGTCAGCTTCATCCGCTCCTCAAGCAACTTCTTTTGCAGCGCCTCCAGCTTGGCTTCAGGCTTCGCGATGGAGTCAAACAGCGCCTTGGACTCCGCTTCGATATTCTTTTTGAAATCGCCGGTCAGCTTCTCGCGCAGGGTGGCGGCATCCCTCGTGATCTGCTCGATGGTCGCCAGTCGCGCCTTCTGTTCGTCCAGTCTTTTGTTTTCCTCTACGATCTTGTCTCCGCGAGCGTCGATAAGTTGCAGGATGTATTCATACCCCTTGACCTGTGCCCCGAGGTCGGCCTTTTCCGCCTTCTCCTCGTCTGTCAGGTCGCGACGGAAACGGTCGCGCCTGGCTCCGCGTCCGATTTTCCCTGACAGCACCGCCGGAACTTCGGGGCGCTGCGAAATGGCTTCGAGCGGCGCAAGCCGGTTGCTGGCCGATTCAAGCCATGAGGAGACCTCGGAGCGGATGATTGCGATGTCTTCCGCCGACCGCGCCGAGCCAAGCAAATCCCGCAACCCCTCGATCGCCGCCGCCCTTTCCTTGTCAGCGGCGGCAAGCTGCGCGAGCGCCTTGCCTTCCTCGGACTTTACCGCGCCCGCGCCCGCGCCCGCGATGGCGGCGATGGCACCCAGCGGACCGGCTGACGCTGCCAACTTTCCAGCGCCAGCCATGCCGAAGCTCCCCGACGCCAGCGAAGAGGGAACCATGCTCTTTGCGAGGCCGACCGCCATCGGCCAGAGTTTCTTGACGATGGCCCATGCCGTCATCGTGGTTGCGGCGGTCGCCGCCGCGCCGATTGTCGCGCTGGCTGCGGTCGGATGTTCTTCCGCTGCGTTCACTACCCACCTCGCCCCGTTCAGCCCTTTCGCCGCCGCGCCTGCCAGCGCCTCAAGAAACGCCTTCGTGCCCGGAGCATTCACCAGGTCCGTCAGTGCCTTCAGCAACTCCCGGTAGGATTCCGTAAGTTCCTTCGTGGCGTCCGCCGCCTGGTTGGTGATGGCATCCTTCAGGTTGCCTTCGAGGATGGAGACATTGCTCGCGGCAAGCTCGCTCGCCCTGGCAAACGCGCCCATCTTTCCCGTAAGAAATTCGTAAAGCTGACCCGCCTCCTTTGCTCTCGCCACGTCCTGCGCCGTGATGCCGAGCATCATCGCCGCCTGCGCGTTGCGGTTGATGTTTCCCGTCAGGATGGCCGTCGTCTCCTGCCGCAACTGGTGCTGCTGGATGCCGAGCGCGGTCAGCGTCTGCGACATCATCGAAATAAGATTGACCTGCTTTTCCAGCGGGATGCCCGCCCCGGCCATTGCGCCGGATGAACTCTGGAAACCTTCCAGCAATTCGCCGAACGTGGCAGAGGTCTCCTTCGCCTTCTTGCGCAACTGCTCGAGCACGCCGGTGCTGGCAGTCATTGCCGACCGGAAATCCTTGTACTTTTCCGGATTGAACTGCTTCAGGACCGATGCGACGCCCACTTGCGCCTGCTCAAGCTGCGCGTTGAATTTCACGCCCTCGATCAGCGTGCCCTTCATCGCCGCCTTGATGCCTTCCAGCGCACCGGAAATCACCTGGTTCGCTGCCGCGAAGGCCGCGCCCATTTTCCCCGCGCTCAACTCCACGTTCTGGCGCGTGCGCAGCATCTCCTCCTGCAACCGGCGAAGCTCCGCCATGTCGCTGCCGATCTTCAGAAGAATGTCTGCGCGTGCCTGTGCGCTCATTGGTGATTCCGGTTTGTTTGCGCCCTCGCAAGGAGTCGTTTAAACGGTGTCTCTCTTTCCCTTTCCGATTCGTAACCGGCCTGCTTCAGAAGCCCGTGTAGTGCGTCTCTGGATGCGTCTCCGCCGCCCATGACCGAACCGAACGCCCGCACCATGAGCAAACCAAGCTCGCCATCGCGGACCGCCTGCCGATCAAGAAGGAGTTCGACCTGCGGAAGCGCCATGTTTGCCACGGCTGGCAGGTCGCGCCCCAGCATCAGGGCTGCGTCGGCGCAGAGGTCGGCGAGGGTGAGCCGGAGCCGTTCAGTTTCCTGAGAAGGTCTCTGAGCCTTGATCCGACCGTTGCCGCCTTCTCCGAAACCCAACGGTCGAAACGAGGGTCGTTGAGTTCTCGCACCCGGCGATTCAGGGCATAAAGGCTGTCCTCGGTCACACCGTCGAAAAACTCAGGCTCCTTGTCCTTTGCCGTTGCGAGCGACACGAGGCCAACGATGTCCTCATAGCGCAGAAGGTATTCGTCCATCAGGCGAATCGGGACCAGGCTGATAGTCAGGCATTCGGTGCTGCCATCGGACAGTGTCACATCAAAAGGCTCGCTGCCGATAACGACCGTCATTTTCGACGGTGAGGAGGTAGAGGATAGTTTGCTCATTAGTCGTTACCTCCGGTCAGGCCCCGCCTCCTCCGCCCTCCACGGTGCTGGCATCCACCTCGAACTCGACGGGCTCTTTCGCCTCGAAGGCGAGCGTGGCCTTGGTGACTTCGTTGGCCGTCAGCCCCATGCCGCCGTCAAGCGTGACAGAGCAGGCAAACTCGTTGGTGATGATCGCAGCCGTGTTGAGGGCGTCGTCCGGATCGGTGATGTAGAACTTCACCTTGCCGTTCTTGAGGCCCGAGAAGCGGCCATCGCCGAAGACCTCGCCGAGAAGTTTCACGTCCTCCAGTTCGAGCTTCAGGATTTCGGTCTGACGGATCGCGACGATGCGGTCGGCGCGAAGCAGGTTGTCCGTGCCCGGAGCCTCACGTTTCACGGTGTCGAGCGTTTGCTCGTAGTTGGCGATTTTACCAATGAGCGGCACGGCGGTTGCGCCGCCGCCAGCGGGCGTCCAGACCGCGTAGGTCTTGGTCGGGATGATTGTCTTGGACGGATCGAAGTTTACTGCGGGAAGGGCCATATTGATTTACTCCTGCCCAAGCCGCCATTTCCACCGTCACGCCCGCCGGGCGCGGATCACAAGCGGAGCCTCGAAGCCGACGACAACCTCAAGCTCGCCCGCATCCGCCTCCGCTCGCGCGAAAACCTCCTGCCCAAGCGACACCTCGCCGTCTCCGCACGGCTTGCCGATCACGCCTGCAATCGCCGCCTGCAACGCATCCTCCAGGGGCAGGCGCTTGCCGCCCTCGCCCTGCATGTTGACCGGGGGATTTTCGATGATCGAAACCGGCAGTGCCACTCGAACGGATACGGAGCCGCCGCGTGCGCTGTCCGCCACGGCGGTTGATGCCGTCCAGACCACGAGGACCAATCCGCCTGACGCAAGGGCGCGCTCGACCTCGCCGTCAATGTCCGCCCCGGCGTGCTCGACCAGCACCGGCGCGCCGTTCAGTTCCGGCACCACCGCCAGCACCGCCCGCAACTCCTCACGAACCTGTTTAAACGTCTTCATTGGTTAAGTTTTCCCGAGTGATTTCCGGAGCGCCTCCATCTGCTTGCGCACGAGGTAGACCTGTGTATCCGCCCGCACCTGATTGATGGCCGTCGCGAAAATGCCGCGCTTCATTCCGATGGTATCCACGCCGGGCGTATAGTTCACGATCCGGAAGAAGGCGGAGCCGTCCGCGCCCGATCCGGACTCGACATGCGAGAGCAGACCGAGCTTGCGCGACGTATTGTTGACGACGAAGGCCGCGTTGCGCCTCTGCTTGTTGATCGCCCCTCCCCGGCGAAGCGTGAGGAAGCTGACGCCAAGCAGCCCGGCACCGCGCTGGCGTCTCGAAAGCTCCTGCGCAACGGCAAGGCCGCGACGGCTGCGCCGCCTCCGCGACATATCAACCTTGCCCTTTTCGCCGCGCTTCAGGCGCGCATTGCGCCCGCTCTCCCAGATACTCCGGTAGGGCTCATCCGTGATCGCGTAGGGGTTTTCGTAGTGCTTCCCGTAATTCTTCCGGCTGAAGATCGTCCTCCACCCCCGCGCCTTCGCCGCCCTGAACATCGGTCCGGACCAGGGAGCCTTGCTCCGTTGCGTGCGCAACACCCAAAACCCTTGAAACAGCTTTATACCAAGGTCGTATCCTTTCTTCTGCACGACCTCGATATTCGTCTTGCCGGACAACTGCTCATACATGGCAAGCTCCGCGTTGAGCGCGTCCAGCGCCTCAAGCGAATTGCCGATGTCGATCGACAGGATTTGCCCCGGCTGGCTCATGCCGCCGCCCCCTTCACGAGCTTGACCACGTAAACAACGGTCGCATCTGTCGGGTCGAAGTCCTCCACGTCCTTCACACTCAGCTTGTCGCCGCCCGGTCCGTAGTCGAACACATCGCCAACCTTGGGAAGCGCGGGCAGCTTCGCCAGTTCACTGCGTGCAATCATCAGCAGGGACCGCTTCACGCTCCCGATCCTGGTGTCTGCTCTCAACGGGTCATCCGTTCCTGTATCCAGTACGCCAACACAAGCCTTTCCGCGAAACGACAGCTTGGGGCCGGTCCCGGCCTCCGCTGCCAACTCCGCAAACCCGGCATTCAGTTCGTCTTCAAAGCTCATGGTGATAGGTGGTAAAAAGAAGAGCCCCGCCCGCTTTGCAGGCGGCGCGGGGCTCGGTATGGTGAAACGACCAATTTCGCCAAAAATGTTATTCGGGTTTCTTCGCCTTCGCCTTCGCCTTCCGGGCGGACTCCTGGCGGCGGGCCTCGGCAGCGGAGTTGTGTTTCCTGATGCCGACCGGGTTGCGGAAAATCTCAAACCGGCAAGCGTCCGATTCGTCCATTGCTAGGCGGGACTCTTCACCGCCCCCGCCGAGATAGACGAGAGACGGCTCAGCGGATGCGCCCGGACGATCAAAACCAATGACGATGATAAGGCTCATGGGTGCCAGGCTCCGGGTTAGGCGCGGGCGGCGGAAATGATGCGGTGACCGGCGTAATCGACCAGCGCACCGGCAGCATTGGCAGCTCCTTGACGACCGAGCGACTTGCCCCACACGATGGTAGGAGACCAGAACACATCGCCGGTTCCGGGTTCCTGCCACGACACGGCGGCCATCGTAATGCCGGTGTCAGGATCGGTGACCACGTCGCGCCCCATTACCTGAGGAATGCCGAGTTGCGCGATGACAACGGGATCGAAGTCGTCGGGGATGCCGGCGAGAAGCGCAAACGCGCGCGAGTCAAAGGCGAAGCCGGTCAGGTTCTCGCCGTTGACAGGCATATCCGGGTATTCAAAAATCTCGGCAAAGCCCGCGACATTGGTCCAGCGACGCAGCGACGTTCCGCCAACCTGCTGGCCGTGGTAATCCTTGGAGGAGACGCGTGTGTCAGCCCCAAAGACGTTTGCCACATCGGTATTGATGATTGCGGTGCGTCCGTTGGTGAGCGCCCCCCGCTTGTTCATCTTGCCGGTGACGCCGGTGAATGCCTCAAGGTCGGAGTCGGCGACGGCAATGACGCTCTCTTCGGAGAAGTTGGCAAACTTCACCTCGGAAAGCAGGTCATCAATGACGGCCTTGGCGAGCGCATAGCCCGCATTTCCAATGACCTCCGCGTAGCGCTGTTTGTTGTCCTTGATGCTCTCAAGGTGCGTCCACTTGAGGGGGACATGCTTGTGACGGTTGACCAGAATCGGAAGGTCAGTCAGGAGCCCGCGCGCGGACTGGGAGCCGTTCCTGTATCCGCCGTTACCGGCGTCGTAGTCGGCGACGAGCGGGATGCCTGGAACGTGCGCGATATAGGTCTGGTTGAGCTTCAGCCGGTCGGGACGGAAGTCCGTGCCCATGCGGTTGACCGCCGGAATCTGTTTAGTGAAGCTGCGGATGACATCGAGAAGAATCTCGGGGACGGTGAGTGTGAGAGCCATGTTGGTATTTCCTTGTTGCGGATTAAAGTATTTATAAAATAACTACAGAAGCTTATGCCTCTGCGCGAAGTTTGGCGGCTTTCGCGGCGAGGCGTCCGCGTTCGGAGGGGTCTTTGGTTGCGGCGAGCTTGGTGCGCACCTGATCGAGGGTTTCCTCGGCATTGGCCGGATCGGACTTTCCGCCATCGGTCCTGACGGAAGTGACGCCTACCCCGGCGGCGAGTTCGGCGGCGCGCTCGCTGGCGCTCTTGGCCTCGCCCTTCAGCTTGGTGATTTCGACATCCCTGGCCGTGACTTCGGCCTTGGCGTCCGTGACCTGCTTTTCGAGAGCGGTCTTTTCGGTGGCATGCGTGGTCCTGGCATCGGCGAGCGCCTTTTCAGCGGTCGTCACCTTGCCGTTGGCGTCGGAAAGCTGACCCTCCAAATCCTTGATACGGGCTTGGGCGTCGGCGAGTTGTTCGGGAATGGTTTTCGTGGTTGCGCTCATGGTGCTTCTACCTCTGCCGACATTTCCACTTACGCCCTCATGCGAATGAGCCCGTCGAGACTCGCGCGGGCGTGGTGCATGTCGCCGATGTCGTCGATCAGGCCGGTCTCCCTGGCTCCTGCCGCAAGCAACGTTTGCCCGCGCATCGCCTCGTCTTTCACGCTCGGGCGGCGACTCCTGATGTCGCCCTTGAACATGCCGAAAATCTCGTCCGCGCGCTGCTGAAGGTGCTCGCGCTGCGTCTCCGTCAGCGACGTTCCGGGAATCCCCATCCCCTTCAGCGTGCCTTCCTTGTTTTTGATCACATCGACCTTCAGCCCGAGCATCTCCGCGCGCCGCGACTGGTCCATGAACGGGATATAGACGCCGACGCTTCCGACGTTTGCCGACTTGCTGGCGACGATCATATCCGCCTGCGAGCCGAGCCAGTAGGCGGCGGACGCCATGAGGCTGTCGGTGAACGCGACAACCGGCTTGCTCTCCGTCGCCCGCGCAATCAGGGACGCCAGTTCGGGGACGCCGGTAGTGGTGCCGCCCGGCGAGTCGATATTGAGCAGGATTCCGCTCACGTCGCGCCGTCCGAGCGCCTCGGTAATGTCGCCCGCAACGTCCTCCGTGCTGGTCGCTCCGCATGACTTTTCAAGACTGCCGAGCCCCTTGCCGATAGGGCCGAAAACAGGAATCTCGGCGATGCCGCCTGCAACGGTCATTTGCGGCAGGGCGTCTCCGAAAAACCCCTTCGCCGGACGCGCCGCCTGCCACTCTTCCGTTGTCATGGCGAGGCGACTTTCGAGCAGCTCGGCAATGGTGGCATGTGCCGATGGCACAATGAGCCACGGTTCAAAATGCACCGCGTGGTAAACGTGCTGGAATCTCATTTTTCGGTCTCCTTTTCCTGCTTTTTGCCGGACTTCCCGGCAGTGTTGGCATTGCTGGGGCTGTCATTCGGCGTGCTCTGCTTCAGGAGCGACAGGGCCATTTCCAGCGACACGCCGCGCTTTTTCGAGACGCGCTGCGCCCGCTCAAGAAGGTCGTCAACCTCACGCTCGATCTGGTCGCGATTCACGCGGTAATCCTCGCCGCGCATCCCGTAGTGCTCCGCCTCGGACATGAGGCCGTATTTCACATCCTCGCGGTCCTCCGAAGAGTTGCGGCCGGCATCGACAGAGAGCTTCGCCGGAAGCTGCCACTTCACGCGAAACGCCTCCGGATTGTCCGGGAGCCTGCCGCGCACGATGGCATTTCCGATGACGTAACCCCAAATCCTGCGGAGCACACGGCGCACGAAATTCAACTGACGCTCCGTGAACCGGCGTTGCGCCTTCTCCATGACGAACCGCATGGGCGCGCCGCCAATCTTTTCCGGGTTCCACAAAAACTCGTAGGGAATGCCAAGCCCGAAGGCGATTTCACGAATCAGAAATTCAAGGAAGCCGACGAAGGCCGGGGAAGGCCGGTTGAAGTCGAATGCCTCAAGCGACTCGTCGGGCTGGATAACCGGGATCGCGCCGCCACCCTCGATCTGCTCGTAAGTCAGGCGCGTCGGCTCGTGTGCCTCGATACTGTCGTCTTCCCATTGGGCGGGGTCGGCGGTTCCCGGTTTCGACTTCAGGACCGCCCGCCACGAAGACAGCCCCTTGATTGCCTTCTTTTCGTAGCCAAGGGTATCCTTCTTGTCGCGGGCGTGGTTGATTGCCCGGTGGAGCTTGCTGATTCCGCGAGAGGCGTCCGTCTCGGTCGGCTCGTAGTAGAGAATGAATGACCGGGCGGGAATCTCGCGCCAGCCGCCGTCCTTCGTGCTGATCCGGTAGGAAAGGGGGCTGTCGTAGTCATTGAGCCGGACGCCGTCCAGGAGACCGGCGGCATCCTTTCCGAAGTTGCCAATGCGATGACCGCGAATCGTCTGTACGCGCGGATCGCCCGCGCCGTCGTCGGTCAGCACAATGCCAATGTCGCCGTCGCGGACTTCGCCGACATTCCAGAGCAGTTGCAGGTGGTCGAGGTGATGCTGCCCGGGGAGGTCAGCGCGGTCGCACCAGCTTTCCCAGTAGTCCTCCGCGCGGTCCGCCCAGGCGGTATCCGCCTGCGAATGCGGACGGATGCCGGTCCCCACCGTGTAACGAGCAACCTCATCAATTGCGCCTCCTGTCAGGCCATCGTTGACGTAGAGATTGCGGGCGATGGACAGCATTTCCAGCCGGGTCCACGAATGCTGCGTGTCCTTCGAGTCCCCTACGTAATAGGGGAGGGGGGCGCGGTCCGTCGTTCGCTGGATCGCCTCGTAAAAATGCCATGCCGCTGCCACCGCGCGGTTGTAGTCGCTCGGCGTGATGTGTGCCCGCCTTGCCTGTGTCTCGGCGCGTTTAAACGCATCGGGCGACAGAAGTTTTGCCAGACCGGCGCGGGCTTTTCCAATGAATCCGGGGCCGTTGCTCATGTGATTCGGGAGCGGGAGAAGTCGGCGACGATCATCTTCGACCGCCTCCCGTAAACCTGGGGGTTGAGCCGCTGGAGAGCGGCGCTGATTTCGGCGAGATCGTCACGCAACTCCGCCATCGTCATATTGTCCTTCGAGAACGCCTTGCCGCCGCCGCTCACGCTCTGGAAACGCTTGCCCTTCCTCGCCGCGTCAAGCTGCGCGAGAACGTCGCTCCTCATCTGAAGGAGCGTTGCCTCGTCCAGTCCGTAATAGATGCCGGTTACGCCTGCCATGCTAACCTAGGCGTCTTTTCCACCCGCCGCCGGGTCAGCGTCCGGAGCTTCGGCGTGCTCTTCCTCGATACGCCCGACCTTTTTCGCCATGATCGCGGAAACCATGATCATGCACTCGCAGTCGAAATAATGGTTGTCGCGCCGGACGCGCCGCCAAATCCACCGTTCGCGGCCTCGCGCATCGACCTCCTGCTCGCGTTTCTCGGCGGTGATCTGGCGGAGGTATTCACGCCCGACATCCGCCGGAATCTGCCAGTCCTGCTCGACCCCCGTCATCGCCAGGCCGACAACATCCTTCACGCCGGGGTTGCTCCACAGGTAAAGTTTGATCGGGCGCACCTTTCCTTGCAGGCTCGTGCCAATGGCAGGGTCGGCATGGGAAAGCGCCCACACACGGCGCACGGTCTTTTTCTCGCCGTCAACCTCCACGGACGAAGAGAAGCCGTCGCGGTCATCGCCGCGCATGGCCTTCCATTTGTATTTCAGACAAGCCTTGTAAACCCGCGCCGCGTCGTGCGCCGAGTCAATGACCGTGTTGCGCGTCGGCACGCCGAGGGCGATGCGCAACGCTTCCGCCGCCTCCTCCGGGCCAACCTGGCCGAACGCCACCAGGCGGCTTGAGCGCCGGTCCTTTGCGAATGCCCGGCACACAAACCGGTAGTGGTAATGCGGCACCTCCTGCACGTCGAAGGCGAGGAACAGGGAATCCGTCTCGAAATCATCCCACTCGATCTGATATGCGCCATCCTTTCCGTCCGGCTCCGGAAGGCTGTATTCAGTCTTCCGGTCCTCAAGAAACTCGAAGTCCTCGATCTCGCGTAACCGGTCCTCCCACGGTTCGCCGAGCGTCTGGTTGATGAACTCCATCAGCGGCTCGACGTCGCCAAGCCTCAATGCGCGGTCGGCAAGGATCTTCTCTTCCACGATCTCCCGCCACTTCACGATAGGCGGCAGCATCGCGTTCCAGTGAAACGAGACGTTCTTTTTTGACGCCTTCGGATTCATCGGAATCCAGCGCCCGGCGCTTGCGATGTGCTGGCGAACCTTCGGCTCGTCCGCCATCAGGTGCCCGCACGCAACGCATTCGTAGCGTATTGCTTTCGCCAGCACGTCGAAATCCCATACGCCGCCGGACACCGCTCCCGGCACATCTCGCCAGTCGCACGCCTCCTCCTTGCCGCCAGACACGCGGCAGGCGCGGAGTTGCGGCAGCTTCAGCGGCTGCTCATGCCCGCAACAGGGGCAGGCAAAATGCCACTCGCGCTGATCGCCTTCGAGGAAGGCCACGTGCATCGCATCCTTCTCTTTTTTCGGCGTAGAAATCGTTACCCGGCGCGAATTCCAGAATGAACGAACGCGCTTCGTTACGCTCTCTAACGCGCCTTTTGGATACTCCGTTACCTCATCCAAAAACAACCAACGGATCGGCTTCGATTTGAGTTTGGACGGCGAATTAGACCCCGTGACAAATAATGTCATGGTCTTAAAACCGATCTGCGACAGCTTTACCTTGTGGCGCGATTTTTCGCCGCCCTCGTGACTTAGCAGCAACCGCGCAACAGGCGCACAGTCCTCGAACATTGGTAATAAGCGCTCTTGAACATCTGCCATCGCAGAATCTGCCGCTGCCTGAACCCACATGGCCGGTCCGGGATCATTCGCGATTGCCCATTCCAGCAGGATCATGATCGTCAGCGTCTTTGACGACTGCGCCGATGTCATGGCGGCGATATTACGGACCGAGTTGTCCGTAAAGACCTCCATCAACTCCTTTACGAACGGTGAATTTGCCAGCCGCCACGGACCCGGAAACGGCGAGTTCTTGTCCACGTTGACATGCGCCTCCGCCCACTCGTGAGGCGGCGAGCGGTCAATCGGCTTCAGACACTCGGCAAAGACTTCAGCCAGTAGCCCCATCGTCCGCGTCCTCCGCTTCCTCGATGTCCGTCACCGGCAGGATTTTTCGCTTGCGTGCTGCCTTAAGCCCCTTTGACAGCCGCAACAGAATCCGGTCAACCGCCTCGTTATAGACCTTCACGGCCTTGTCCGTGTCGGTCATTTTCATGACCTCTTCGCAGATGGACGCCGCCTGCCCGTAAAGGTCGCTGCGCAGGCGCGTGGCAATCTCTGCCGCCTCGCGGACGACATCCTCGCGCGAAATCAGTTCGCCCCGGCGCTCCGCGTTGTCGATTTCCAGCCGTTCGTTGATGAGCAGGATGCGCTTGGCATTTAAACGCGGTAACTCGTCTTCCAGCGAGTCGCCGTCAACGCCGCCGCCGCGCCCGGTTTCCTTCATCCAGCGTTTCCAGTCGGGAATGCTCCAACGTCCATTCGAGGCCGGATGCGGCGGGCCGTTGCGCTTCAGCTTTCCCCACCGGTCGATTGTCTGGCGCGTCACGCCGAGCGCATTCGCAAGCTCCACCTTCGACATCGCCCACACCTTCGAGTCTGCGGCGGCAATATCCTCTCCATTCACCGCCGCCTGCACAAGCGCGCGTTCCGCCGCTGTCAGCGTCTTCCCTGCCTGCACCTTCTTGATCGCATTGCCGACCTCGAATTGCAGTGCCTTTGCCGCCGCTTCGCGGAGGTTCAGTTTTTTGCCTTCGTCAGCCATCGCGCATCACCTTTCCGAGCGCCGCCGTCATGGCCGCGCCCTCAAAAAATCGTTGGCCGGGCTCCATGCCGCACCACCGCAAGAAGGCGTCACGGATGGCCTTCGACGGGAACACGAGCACGGCGTAATGGTCGCCCCCCTCCGTCGCGTCGCTCTTCTCGACATGCTCCTTTCGCACCTCCTTCATCTTTCTAATGGCCTCGATGTCAGCCGCCCCGCCGTCGTTCTTGTCGTCAAACAGACCGCCAAGCTCGCCGTTCTCGAAAATCACGTCGAAGTCCGCCGCGTCGAAACCCAACTCATCCGGCGCGTCGCCAAATTCCTTCACGATCTCGGCAAGCCGCTCCTCGTCCCATTCGCCCATTGCCGCCGGGTTGTTGAGGAACACGTTCAGGCTCTTTTCCTTCGCCTCCGGCAACCGGACGGCGGCAACGGTCAACTCGTAATCGGACCGGCCTTCGATCTCATCCAGCACGGACAAACGCTGGTGGCCTCCGACCAGATTGCCGGTCGTTTCATTCCAGATCAGCGGCTCCACGAGGCCGGTTTTCTTCAGCTTCTTCTTCAGCCGTTTCCGGGAGTCGTCGCCGATGATTCGCGGGTTGTAAGGCGCGTTCGTGATCAGGCAGCGCCGGATGGTTCGCGCCGTGAAAGTCTGGTGCTTTGTCGCCCTGGATTTTGCCGCCTTCGCCATGTTTAAACGCTCTCCTTTCCGCCGCCAAAGCCGCGCCGCCCGAAGTGTCTCAGGCCGTCAACGTATCGGGAGTCCAGCGACGCGCCGAGCAGGCGCAAAAAGGCATCTGTCTCCCCGGCATCGCGGAACACGACGACAACTTGCGTGCCATCCTGTGTTTCCTTTGGCGTCGGATCGCCACCTTCACCGCCGGGCTCCGGCTCACCCTCGCCACCTTTTGCATCCGTCAGGAAATCCAGTTCTCCCGCCTCGAAGCCGAACTCCGGCAACTCCTCCGGCCTGAACTCCTCCATGAGCTTGCCGAGCGCCTGCAAATCCCATTCGCCCATTGACGATGCGTTATTGAGGAAAACGTTAAGCTCCTTCTCTGTCCGCTCGTCCACGTCCACGGCTGCGACGGTGAGGCGGTAGTCATTGCGCCCTTCCAGTTCATCCAGGATCGACAGTCGCTGATGTCCGCCAACCAGGTTGCCGGTGCGCCGGTTCCAGACGAACGCATTGACTAGACCGACATCCTCGATCTTCGCCTTCAGGCGGCGGCGGGCCTCCGCCGTGATCCGGCGCGGGTTGTAGGGTGCGTTCGTGATCTGCCCCCGTTCGATCTCTTCAAGGGCGAATTTCTGCAACGCGGTGCGCTTGGGGATGACCTTAACCTTTGCCATAGAAATCCTCCCTTGCGATGGCCGCTTCGATCTCGGGGAATACCTTCACGATCTTCGCGAAGTCTGCCGGGAAGTGCTCTCGCACCTGCCGCAATTCCAGCGGCTCAAGCAGGCCGAAACTGTGACCGAAAAGCTGGTAATCGACTGGCACCGGCAACCGGCGATGCTTCATGTAAGAGAAAATCTGACGGTCGGAGTAGTCGCCAACGGGATACAGGCGACGGCTCTTCACGTCCACGCCACCGCAGGCCGAAATCATCCCGCGCCGCTCCAGCGAGTCGTTTTTCTTCTGGCCGTAGGCAAACCACGTCGCGCCAGCCTTCGCCCGCAAATACGCCTCCACGTCAACAATCGTGAGGTCGGGCGTTTTGGCGGACAGGTCGGAGCCGGGCCGATAGTAGTTGACCTGAAACGCCGTGCTCAGGCTCCAGTGTGGAAGCCGGATGACCTCGATTCCGTAGCGCCGCTCTGCCTGCCGCAGGTAGGCATCCTGGAAGGACAGCCCCGGAACGACATACATGAAGAAGGCCGTCACCTTTTGGAAGTGACGGCAGCAGAGGTCGAGCGCGACGATGCTGTCTTTCCCGGTCGAGAACCCTACGGCTGCTTGGTCGGACAGCGCCGCCGCCTGCTTGACGATGCGCGTAAGCATGGCGGCGAAAGTGGGAGCAGGAGCGGGATTCGAACCCGCAGCTTCGCGTTATGGGCGCGACAAGTTGCCGTTACTCTATCCTGCTGCGAAAGATCAGCCGCGAGATGCGCGGTTTGCCCGTGCGGTGTTGCGCCGCGTGCCACGGGCGAAGGTTCGGGACGCGCGTGCGCGACGGTCATTGCGGTTTTTCGGACGGATTGTTGCTCGTGCCATGTTGGGTTGTCTCCGGTTGAAGGTTCACCCGAGGCGCGATTTCCACCGTCACACGGGGAAGAAGCCGCGCTTGCCCTTTAGCGGCACGAACGGCAGCGGTCTCGCATTCCGCAGCACGAAACCGAACGGACCACCAAACCACGGCGAGCGGGACACGGTCACGCAATCGACAATCTCGGCGACGCCGACGATGCCGCCGACCGGCGCATGTCCTTCGCTCAAGTCCTGTGGGTATGGCCTGCCAAGGGCGGAAGAGATGAACTCTTCATCCTCAATGTAAATCGGCTCCGGTGTGCCGCCAGCGTGAATCAGGACCGGGCCGCGAAAGTGCGTCCGCCACGTGCGATTTTCAATATCCTTGAAGCCATGCACGACGAAGAAGGACCACGGCTGCCTAATCGACAGGGCAACGCGCGGCAAATCCGGGTGCCTCCGGAACAATCCTGGCAGTGTGCTGACGCCGGGCGGGCGGAGCGTGTCAAGGTTGTCGAGAGAGGGCAGGGCGGGGACCGCTGGCTTGGTCGTCATGCCACGCAAGCAGGGGGTGTGCTTCGCCAAAGGGGAAGCGGAAACGGCATCGTTTAAACGCGATCAAAGTATCAAAATGATACACTAAATAATTGATAATCAACAGATGAGCAGGCAGATTGAAATTTTATCTTCACATAGTATCAAATTGAGACAAAGTGAAAGGCCAGCAAACGACCAACGATGCAATCCACCAAAAACCACCTCTCCGCCGCGCCAGTGAGCAAGGCGCAGATTTACGACATCATCGACGACTATTTTAACGAGGGAAATGCCGACCTCTCTTTCGAGGTCACGGCTGACGACGTGCGCAAGCACATGACGCGGGAGATCGAGGCGCTCACGACCATTGCCAAGGGCACAACGCAGGCCCTGGAGTCAGCGCAAGCGGCACTCAAGGTCGCGCGGGACGCGCAAGACCTTGCCGCTCGCAAGTCGGGCGGAACCTTCACCGTCGAGATCAAGTCCGCCGACCGTCCGACAGTGAAGGTCGAGAATCCGCACCGCCAGCTTGCCGGCCTGCTCGCCATCATCGCCGCCGGCTGCAACGCCTACCTCGCCGGACCGGCTGGTAGCGGCAAAACAACTGCCGCCGAACAGGTCGCGGGTGCGCTCAAGCTGCCGTTTCACTTCACCGGAGCGGTCGCGACAGAATGGCAGTTGACCGGATTCGTTGACGCGGGCGGCAAGTATCACTCCACGCCATTCCGCAAATGGGCGGAAGAGGGCGGCGTTTTCCTTTGGGACGAGATCGACGCCAGTGACGCGCGGGCCTTACTCCGATTCAATGCCACGCTCGCCAACGGCATTTGCGAATTTCCGGACGGGCAGATTGTGCGACTGCACAAGACGTGCGTCGCCATCGCCGCCGCAAACACCTTCGGCCAGGGCGCGGATCGTCAATACGTCGGGCGCAACCAGTTGGATGCCGCCTCGCTGGATCGTTTCGTTTTCCTCGGGTGGGAATATGACGAGGAACTGGAAATGCGCATCGCCGGAAACCTCGAATGGACGCGCCGCGTGCAAGCCATCCGCCACGCCGTCGAGACGCTGAAAATCCGTGCCGTTGTCTCGCCTCGCGCCAGCATCTACGGGGCGCGCCTGCTCGCGCAAGGGATGGATGTCGCCACCGTCGAAACGCTCACGGTCTGGAAGGGCATGGACGCCGCCACGGTCGCCAAAGTTAAAGCTCAAATTGCTGAATCATGACAACACACTTTGACAATTTTTCCGACTTTCTCGCCCACGCGGAGCAAACCAGTCATTGGAACAGCGCGGAGCATGGCTCTCGTCGAATTGGCGGTGCGGAATTCCGAGGAACGGGCTCGTTTCGTGAAGCGGTGGAATTGGCGCGCAACGGATGGCAGGACGGGCGCGCGGCAGTGGAAGCCGCGCGTGCTCACTTTGCTGATATTCTTGGGTCACGTATTCGCCGCGCTGTTCTTTCGCATGACGTGCGGGGCTTTTCTCCCGACGTTGGTGCATATCTGGCTGGTGAGCCGGAGAACATGTTTTCTCACGAAGAAACCGAGGTCGAAGCGCAGGGGAAAATTATCCGCATCGTCGTAAATGGCTCAGCCTCTGGCGGGATTAAGGCGGAAGCAATAATTAGGCGGGGGGCTTTCATTGTGGCCCTTGTCGATAAACTCGAATCACTCGGCTACTCTGTAGAATTAACAGCGGCATTTCCTGCCGTCGATGCTGGTTATACAGCAGGGCCGATAATCGTAGCCAAATGCGCGGGCGAACCTGTCGAGATTGATAGACTTGCGTTCTGCATCGCGCATCCATCCATGCTCCGTCGCCTCGTTTTTTCGTGCTTGGAACAAGATGAGGTGCTCATGCGCGCCGCCGGCTACTCGTTTGGCAGTTGTGGCAATATTTGCGATACGGGCGACCTCTATATTCCGCCGTCCGACCTCCGCGTCATCACCGATGGCAACGCCGTCGCATGGATTCGCAGTCACCTCGCGCCGCTCGGCATCACTTTCGACGAGTGAGCGTAAGCCGCTCGTCACAACAAAAACCGCAAACGACCACAAAACATCATGGCTAAAATCATCGTAAAAGCGCGCTCCAAGCGCACACCGGAAGGCGGGGTATCCGCCGACCCGAAAGACCGCGAGGCGTATCTCCTCCGCGCAGTCGAAATGCTCCGTGGGGACTTCCGCGCGGCTGGCTCCGACATTCCGCCTGTCCGCGTTTCAGTTGGCTTTCCGAAGCGCGGAGGAAAAAGCGCCTTCGCCTCATGCTGGAAGCGCGAAGCGAGCAAGGATGGCACGTTCCAGATCTTCGTCTCGCCGGTGCTGGACGACTCCGCCGAGGCGGTGGCCGCGCTCGCGCACGAGCTTTGCCACGCCTGCACCGACTGCACCGGCCACGGCTCCGACTTTGGCCGCATCGCGCGTGCCATCGGCCTTGAAGGCAAGCTGACCACAACATATGCCGGGCCGAAGCTGACAGCGCGTTTAAACGCTATGATTGAGGGTGAGCTTGGCAAGTATCCGCATGCCGCGCTTCAGCCGGAGCAATCGGGCGTGAAAAAGCAGGGCACGCGCCTCGTCAAATGCGTGTGCGAGGAAAGCGGATACACCGTCCGCACAACGCGCCAGTGGCTCGTTCAATACGGACCGCCAATCTCACCGGCCACCAAAAAGCCGATGAAGGTTGATGGCGTTGACACGACGGAAGGGGGTGCGGAATGAGCACGCCAAAACACACACCGGGGCCGTGGAATGCCTTTCGCGCCGCGTCCTCGATCTGCGTCAGCGCAGACGAGCCAGTCGAACGAATCGAAGACGTTGCCAAGAGCATGTATATCGAGGTGTTTGGTGAAAACAAGGTGGCAAATGCTCACCTAATCGCCGCCGCGCCGGAAATGCTGGTGGCCCTGAATACTGCGGCAGATGCCTTGGTCTTCCAGATTGAGCGGTGCGGCAAGGATTCGCTACGGGCCACACTTGCTACGGTCTGTGCCGCCATTGCCAAGGCGAAGGGCGAAACCGTTTGACGCCATGAATCAGATCGACACAACGGGCTCCATGCCCAAAATCGCCGATACATTGACCAATATCGAAAAGCTCAAAATCCTTTGCGACCGCGAAGGATGGACCTCAACCGATGATGCCGGGCCGCAAATCGGCATCACGCCGAGCACGCTGCGAAGCTACTTCAACGGCAACCGCAATCCAGGGAAGTTTACCGCCCTCTACATCGACTACCTCGTGAAGTGCTACGAGGCGGAGGGACGCAAGGGGCTTCGTAAATTCGTAAAAGAAACCGCCAAGACGCTGACAGAGGAATAGCCACGTCTCCACTTCTCGCGCTCGCCCGACCCTCATCACGGGGCCGGGCTTTTTGTGGCCTGATTTTGGCCTCATGGGTGTAACATGCGCCAGAACGTCACACACAGGAAAGCCAGGCGCCGCCGCGGAACCACAACACGCCTCGCTCCGTCAAAAAGATTCCTTCATGGGGGGTGGTGGCATGAATCCCGCCGATGGGTTCGGCCCGCTGTATTTTCCCCGGATACAATTATAGGCTTGACAGTTTTTTTGCGTCCCCCCACTAGGAGCCCCCGTAAATTGTCGTGAACGGCCCCGCAACGGCAGGAGTGGCCCTTCCGCCTCCGCCTCCTGACCCCTCCTCGTTCGTATCGTATCGCATCGCATCAGTTGCGCGAGGGATCATCGCCACTGTCGGCAGCGACACGGCCCACTGCCTTCGCGCGGTGCACCTTCCGCATGCGCGCACGCGTCTCCTCGGAGCGCCCGCCTCGTGCAGGGATGCCGAAGCGGTCGCGGAACTGGCAGGCGTAGCGGGAGAGGATCGTATCCGTGCAGCCAAGCTGCTTCGACAACTGGTGCATGGAGATGCCCCCGAGCGCGTCTGGCTTGAGAGCCCACAGGGCGGCGATGGTGCGAAGGCCGACCGTGCGGGCGTCTGGCGGCTTCGGGTGTGGCGACCCGGAGGACAGGTCCGGCGTCGTCAGCATGTGGCAGAACTCGCCGAGACCGTGAACGAGGTCGGCGAACGACTCGCTGCCGCCGTCCTGTTCCTCAGCATCGTCCCCGTCAACGGCGTCGTAGTCGAAATCAACGTAGTCGTGGGCGTGACGGATCGGATGCAGTTCGCGGGGGGTGCTCTCACCCGTTTGCATCTTCCTGCATCTTCCTGCGTCTTCCTGCTGCTTTTTGCGTCTTCCGTGTTTTTTTCCGGTGGCGCGAAAGTCGGAGTGCGCGGCGAGCCATGCGCGGGCTTCGGTGATGGTGGCGCGACCGCCCGGCATCACGAAGCCTGCGATTTGCATGCGCAGCAGGTAGGCGCGCGACCTGCCGAGAGCGGCGGCGAGTTCCTTGCGGGAGAGAAGGCGGTCACTCATCTGCAAGTCCTCCGCTCCTTCTGATAAAACGTGCGATGTCTTCGCGCAGTATCTCGCAGGCATTGACGCCAACGAGCTCCGACCCTGGAAGGTCGCGCCGTGCCGCAATGATGGCCAACCCCATTGCCTCGGCATCGCTTGTCGCCTCGCGGTATCCGACGATATGGTTAAGCTGCGTTGCCGAACGCCTCATGAGGACACTGGTGGCAAAAAGCCTCTTGATTGTCTCGCTCACCCGGCACCTCCCCTCCGCTTGTCCTCAATGCGCACGCAGCCGCGAATGCCAGCCGTCTTGAGCCATGCCTTGGCCCAATTGCCCTTCGTGTGGCAGTCGGCGCAAACCATGCCGTCGAGTTCGTGATCGGGCCGCACTCCAACGGCTGATTCGCAGCAGGCGCAGAGGTGAATGAGCTTGCCTGCCGGTGTCTGTACGGGAGGGGGAATCATATCCGCACCTCCTTCCGCCCGTCCGCGCCGGTAGTGACGGTGCCCTGGTCGGCATGGCGCGCCTGTACCGAGTCGCAGAAGGGATCGCGCAGGCGGCGCACTACAGCCGCTCCGGTCGCCTCCTGCTTGAAGCGCGAAACGAGGGCAGCGCCGACGTATTGAGTCGTCACTACGACGTGACGATGCCAGTTGGCGCGAGCCCGTAGCAGCTTCAGCAAGCGCTGTTCCTTGCGAAAATCGGGCGCATCGTTGCCCAAGTCGTCAATGATCAGGACCGGCACATGGAACGCCTCCTGCGGCATGGAATCGAGCAGGTCGATTGCCTCGATGAACAGCGTTCCGACGCCCTCCTCAAGCAGGCGGCGGTAGAGATGCCAGCAGGCGCGTGTCTTGGCGCTGCCGGTGTCGCCGTGAATGACGAGGCCGCGTTTGGGTGCCTTGCCTTCCCGGACGTTCCATTGCGCGCCCCACTCAATAATGCGTTTAAACAGTGTGGCGCTGCCTTTGGCGTTGTCCCATTCGGTCCGGAACTCGGTCGGGCAGATGCGCTCCCATATCTCGCGGTTGCGGCGCTTCGCCTCGGGGTCCTCCTTCGCCTCGGCGTAGCAGGATTCGCAGCACGTGACCGGGAACCAGCCGGGAGCGAGTCGGGCGTCGATCTGGCGCCAAAGCTGGTCGAGCGGATTGCCGCAGACCTTGCATTTGCCGTCGTAGGGGTGGGGAGTGCCGGTGAACTCTTCGAGCCCGCGCATGAAGAGCAGGCCGGAGATTTCGGGGGCTTTGGCGATGTCAGCTAACGCGGTTGGCTCGCTGACGTGGTGCGGGCGGGCTTGCGGCTCCGGCCCGGTCTCGGGCCAGTCGTCGCGGTCGAAGGGGCTTCCCTCGATGTCGGCAGGGTGAATGTCGGTTTCGGTTGTGTGCATTTTGGTCGTTTGCGGTTTGGTTGGTTGCCGGGGTCAGAACCCCTGGCTGTGGTCGGATTTCGGCATCTGGAACGGGTTTCCGCCGGGCGGACGGGTTGGCTGCGAAGGCGGGCTGGCGCACCTCGCCCACCACTTGGCGAGGGCGGAGGCGGAGAGTGTCACGTCGGGCATGTGCAGGCGGTAGTTCGCGGCGCGGCGGTCGATCTCGTCCGGCGTCAGGCCGGGCGCGACGCGGCGGATGTCGGCGAGAGCGACGCCGACTGCGCGGGCAGCAGGCTTGGTGAGTTGCGCCGGGTCGGAGCCATCGACGGCGGCGAGGGCGTCGAAAAGCGGATCGCGGCGACGTGGCGAGGGCGGGGGAGGGGGCGAGGCTGGCGGCGTAGTCTCGTCGAGGCCGGGGAGCGAGGTTGAGGGCGTCGGCGGGGCGTCGGCGGAAGCCGGCGCTCTATATCCTTTCCCTTCCTTTCCCTTCCCTTCCTTTCCTGGGATTCCGGGTGCTTCCCCATTGCTTCCAGATTTTTCCCGAGTGCTTCCCGAGTGATTCCCTGTTGTTTCACGGTCGCACTCTGGATGCTTCCCGGACGCTTCCCCGTTGCTTCCCTGTTGCTGCTTCCTTGGCGGGCAGGGGGGAGGAGGAAGCTCGCTGGCATGGTCTGCCTCTTTCCCGGACAGGCGTTGATGCTTCTCGAAGTTCACCACCTGGATAATGGAAACGCCGTCAACGCTGTAGCGCACGATGAACCCCGCGCTGGCGAGGTCGTCAAGGGCCGCGTCAACGTCGTGGTCGTCATAGGGCAGCACCTCAACCTTGATCCGGCGAGGGCGATCTTCGAGGCGACCGGCGCAGTCAGCCATGCTCCACAGCCCGGTAAACAGGATGCGGGTCAGAGGATGGAGGGCGGCAATGTCCTCGTGTTTGTAGAACTCGGGTTTGATGGTGCGGATTCTCATGAAATTACGTGTGCCCCTATTGGTGCGGTGAAAGGCAACCGCGTCGCGGAATGATGTGTTTACCGGCGAACATTTGAGGGCATGATATACGAACTCCCCTTCTCAGAATCAGGTGTTAGAACTCAAAGCTACGCCGCCGGATTGTGTGGACACCCTGCGCGTAACCACGCGTAACGCGCTTCATGATGTGCAAGCCCTCGTAATCGACATCTAGGCAGATGCTGTTCGGCAGCTTGCGGGCAGCGGCCACGAAGTCTGCGATGGCCTTGGATTCCTTGGCCGTGAGTTGCTCGCGCTTTTTTACCTCGGCGGGCGTGAGGTCTGATAACGTTTTATTGTCCATAGGAAAAGGTTCTAACCATGTAATGGCGGCGTCACTACGTGCGCCGCATTCGAGGTGTTCGCCAAAGAACGGATATGCGCCAATGCCTCCGCTTTTGCCGTCCCAAGATCGGTCGGAGTCGACGAAGTGTTCCGGCCGCCGCCATACCAGAACCAGCGATCCCCGCTGACGCCGATGCGCTGGACCCATGCTAGCTGTCGTGCACCGCAGAAGAGTCCATACGTCTCCGCCAAGCGCATGAGTCCAGAATAGCGTTTGCCCTTCCTCCATGTCCAGCGTGGCGAACCAGAGGCAGGAGCCGACGCCGTTTGTTCTAATTTTGGATTCATTAGGATGAAATTAGGATGTCAGTTTTCCCGGCGCGGCTCGCCGGAAGTGTTAGGCATGATGCAAAAAGCGTCCGACTGTATCTAGTTTGTGCTCCATCCGGTCGTGGATTTTCCCGCGAGACAGGTCGCCGGAATCCTTGAGCAGCACGAGCGCGGCGCACACGTCTCCCGATTCCTTTTCCAGAAGCCCCCGGTTGGTCGGGCCTCCGTCCGGGTGTCGGGACTCGTAGCCATGTCGCGGGATTTTCCCGACGACTTGGATGGTTTCGGCGCATTCTTCAGCGAGCAGGGCCAAGCGTTCGGCCTCGGAGGGTGTGAGTTTATTGAAGTGTTCCATTGTATTTATCGGGTTATAAATTACTGGGTATGAGCATGCACGATTCGCATCGCGAACGACTGCGTTGCCGACGCAGGCTCCTTCGGCTGATTGATAATGAACCCCGTCTCCGGGAATCCCCCCGCGATCAGGTATTCGGTCTGCTCCGAGTCCCCATCAAACGGAGGCTGGTCCGGAATGGTCGGTGGCGTCATGCCATTCGACCGATAGAATGCTTCTACGAATCGTTCGTCGTTAGCATGGCGAAGTAACACGTTCTCGAAACACATAAGCGAGCCGTCGCGCAGGCGGATGAGGTATTTATTGGAGCCGAAAGCTCCGGCCCCCTTACGGACTTGAACGAGTCGCCCGGTGCGCTTTTCGTCAGGGACGCCAATCAGCATCTCAGCGACGACGTAGTCATTGAATGCAAATCTCACTCGGCACCTCCTTTCTTTGCGGCATCCCATGCTGACAGCGAATTGTTGCCGATGCTACAGACGGCAATTTTTTCGCAGCGGAGAACGCCCTGAATAGCACGAATGTCGGATGCCAGCGCATCACCGGCGGCGGTCAAGGCGGTGCGCTGGGCCAGCAGCCGGGCTATCCATTCCTCTCGCTGCTGATGGTTTGAGTGGACTTCCCCTGCGCGGGCCTCCAGTTCGGCGATACGGGTACGAAGACCAGCCGATTCCTCGCACACCTGACCAACGTAGGCTCCCTGTTTCTCGGCATTCTCGCGCAGGGATTTTCCCACGGACCGCAACCTCTCCAGCTCCGCGCCCATGTCGGCGGGCGTCTTGGCGAGGGCGTCTTCTGCCCGGCGGCGAGCATCGCTGTCACCGCTGGCGATTATCTCCAATGCCTCCCGCAACTCCGCAACCAGCGCCTCGGCGGCTTCGGCACGGCGCTTCCAGTCGAGCCAACACACGTCCTTGGTTGCTTGGCAATTCAGCGCCTCGGCAAGTTTGGTGGCACTGTCCGGACCCTCGCTCCATACACAACCAACAAGCAATGCGCTGTCAGGGGCGCCGGGACTTCCATACCACACGTCGCGGGGCAGGTTTGGAAAAACAAAGTAATATGGCGCGTTTAAACGCTCTGTATTCGTTTCTTCACTCATGGCTCAGAAGGGCTTTCCGGGTTGAAGCATTCCGGGGAACGCTGCGGTCACAGCGGGAGGAGCGGGAGGAGCGGGAGGAGCGGGATTTTTGAGCGGCGCGTCGAAGGCGAGGCGCGAGACTACGTGCCTGCCTGACGGGTGGATTTCGCAGAGGCCGGTTACTTCGTAACCATCATGCCCAAAGCTCTTCCTGCTCTGCTTGTGGAACTTGCCAAGCATGGTGGCACCATCGGCAGCCCATTCCTCTCTGATTCGATCCTGATCAAGCGGTGTGTCGTCCTTGAGACGGTAAGTGATTCGATATACTTTCATTGGTCGTTTGCGTATTTATTTTTCACTACAGGGCGATTTCGCGCCCCGTCAGATATTGGGTGACGGCCTGCTGCGCCTGACCGAAGGTGCGAACGACAACGGCCTCGTAGCCCTGGCCGCGCAGTGCGGCCATGACCTGCTGCTGTTCTTCGCGCACACGCCCGACAGTCGTCTTGAACTCAAGAAACAGGCCGTGTGCCTTGCCGCCGCGCGTGATGTTCGGGACGGCAAGGCAGATGTCGGGGATTCCGGCGCGAACGCCTTCCCCCTTCAGGATGGAGCCGGTGACGGCGTTGCGAGCGCCGCCGTTCGGCACTGCGAAAAGGAGCCGGGCGTCAGGCACGCCAAGCCCCCTGTGAGCGAGGTTCCACCAAGCGACGAACGCGGCCTGAAGGCGGCTCTCGATGTGACGTGGCATGGCGTCAGTTCCTTCCTTGCCGCGTGAGGGTCTCGCGAAGGCGTTCGTAGAAACGCCGCTTTTCGGCCAGCGCCTTGCGCTGGCGCACGCTGGCGAGATGGTCTCCGATGAGTATGCCTCCAAGGGTGGCAAGCATACCGATCAGCCCCACGGCGGCGGTCTGAATGAGTTGCTGGCTCATGACCACACCTCCGCGACCTGCTCGCTCGCCCGCGAATAATACCACGGCGAAAGGTCGATTTCCTCAAGCTCCAGCGAGGCATTCGGCCAGACGTTGCGCGCATAGCACTTGTCCATGTCGAGGAGGAGGCGGGAAACCTCGTCCTGGCCTTGCGCAAGCGCACGATCCGACAAACGGCAGACCACTACGCCGCCCGGCGCGCACTTTTCCGCCGCGACGAAAAAGAAGTCACGGACATCGACGCCAAGGAGCGAAAGCACGGCCATGTAGAACGCGGCCTGACGGTGGTATCCGTGCTCCTCGAAGCCGCGACGCCAGTTGCCAAATGCGCTCTCTTCGAGCGTGGCACACGTCTTCACGTCGAGGATATAGGGACGGCCTTGCGACAACTCGCAGCCTTCCGCGCAAAACCAGTCGGTCCGCACCTGCAACGGCGGGCAATGCGGCAAACCTGTCGCCTGCACGCGCCACGAGACTTCCGGCTCGCCCCTCGCCAGCAGTTGCGCGGCGACGGGGTGTGCGTGGATGTCCTGTGCCATCCGGGCGACGGCCTGAACCTCGCGCTCCGGCAGCAACTCTTTGCCGGAATTCACCTCGTCCCACTCTTTCCACCAGGCGATGCGGGCGGCGATTTCGGGCTTGGGCTTCGGGTCTTCCAGCATCTTTTCGGTCGGACGCAGAGGCGCGTCAGCAGAGAGGCAGGAGAACTCGCTTGCGAATTTTTCCCTGCCTTCCAGCGCAAGGCAGTGGAGGGCACGGCCAAACGTCATCGCGACGGAGTCTTCGCGCGGTAGCGTCTTGGCAATGTATTGCTGGTAATAAAGCTGCGGGCCTCCCGGCTTGCGGGCGAACGGGCGGAGCTTGGACGCCGAGATGGCGGCGGTGGCGTGGTAATCGGCGGAGGATTCTCCGACGATCCGCCCCATGCGCGGAGGAGTGACGTTTATCGGTTCGCTCATTTCGCACCGCCTTTCTTCGTGGCCTTCGCCGGGCCGCGCTCCAGGCGCGACAAGGGCGTAACTACGCCGCCGAGACGGGCGGCTTGCGTCGAGGCAAACTCGTAGTTCGCCGTCCGGAAGCCACCCAGCACATGGTTTGTGCCGGGCTTGATGACGACGTATTGGCGCTTCACTTACGGCCTCCTTTTTTCAAAAGAGGGGCGGTGAAGGTGGCGTTGGCACCCACGTCCACGGAGCCGGACTTCGCGAGCACCGGGGCGGTGAAGGTGGCGTTGGCACGCACGACCACGGAGCCGGACACTTCCGCGAGCACCGGGGCGGTGAAGGTGGCGTTGTCACCCACGACCACGGAGCCGGACTTCGCGAGCACCGGGGCGGTGAAGGTGGCGTTGGCACCCACGACCACGGAGCCGGACACTTCCGCGAGCACCGGGGCGGTGAAGGTGGCGTTGTCACCCACGTCCACGGAGCCGGACACTTCCGCGAGCACCGGGGCGGTGAAGGTGGCGTTGTCACCCACGTCCACGGAGCCGGACACTTCCGCGAGCACCGGGGCGGTGAAGGTGGCGTTGGCACGCACGACCACGGAGCCGGACACTTCCGCGAGCACCGGGGCGGTGAAGGTGGCGTTGTCACCCACGTCCACGGAGCCGGACACTTCCGCGAGCACCGGGGCGGTGAAGGTGGCGTTGTCACCCACGTCCACGGAGCCGGACTTCGCGAGCACCGGGGCGGTGAAGGTGGCGTTGTCACGCACGACCACGGAGCCGGACTTCGCGAGCACCGGGGCGGTGAAGGTGGCGTTGGCACGCACGACCACGGAGCCGGACACTTCCGCGAGCACCGGGGCGGTGAAGGTGGCGTTGGCACCCACGACCACGGAGCCGGACTTCGCGAGCACCGGGGCGGTGAAGGTGGCGTTGTCACCCACGACCACGGAGCCGGACACTTCCGCGAGCACCGGGGCGGTGAAGGTGGCGTTGTCACCCACGTCCACGGAGCCGGACACTTCCGCGAGCACCGGGGCGGTGAAGGTGGCGTTGTCACCCACGACCACGGAGCCGGACTTCGCGAGCACCGGGGCGGTGAAGGTGGCGTTGGCACGCACGACCACGGAGCCGGACACTTCCGCGAGCACCGGGGCGGTGAAGGTGGCGTTGGCACGCACGACCACGGAGCCGGACACTTCCGTCAAATTCGGCGCATCAATTTTTACGCCTTCGGCGACGGCAAAACTGCCCTCGATTCTGGTGATGGCCGGATGCAGTGAGCGAATCGGCTTTTGCGCGTCAGCGCAGAGCGTCATTCGCGCCAGCCGTTCCACGACGCGCTTCGGCGTGTCGGGATGATGAAGCACGCGCCAGCGAACGTCCGCGTATTCCTCGCCGGAGAAATATCCGCCGTCGAACAGCATCCGCTCCGCGTGCTCCTTCGGATCGGCGAGCAGCTTGGCAAGGTTGGTGTAGTGCTCCTCAATGACGCGGGCCTGCTTTTCGTTCGGGTCGTTACGGGAGATGCGGTCAACGCCGGGGAATTTGCCTTCGCAGTCCCATTCGGCCTCAACGAAGAAGAACGAGCCGCGAAGGGAGGCCAGCTGGTCGTTTTCGCGCCAGGCGGCGGCAGCGACCGCGCCGGAGTGAGAGTTTGCCGCAACGTGCGCCTTGGCACCGTCACGGCGGACAACGATACTATGGAAATCGCACATGCTATTTTCCCCCTTTCTTGCCGAGCGTCGGCACGGCGAAGCGGAGCTTCGCGAGGGTGTCCGTGGGGAGTTCCCACAGGTCCATGATGTCGGCGGGAACCAGCTTCGCGCGCCGGGCATAGTCGAACAGCTTCGTCTCGCTGACCGCGTGGTCGAGCATGAGGTTGTTCAGTTCGTTGACCACGTCGTCGCGGCTCTCGGCGGCGGTTTCGCCTGACGCAGCGGGCTCGGGTTCCGCTTCGCTGGCCGGCGCGGACTGTGCGGACTCGGCGGCGGGCGCATCGGCAGCGGCAACCGGAGCGCCGAGCAGTGCCGACAGCTTGCGGGCGGGCGGCGTGACGTTGACCGGTTCAGCCGGCGGGATGTCCGCCAACTCTTCCGTTGTGCGCAGACCTTTCAGCACATCGCCGAAAGCGTCGCGCAGGGCGAAGCCGCGAGCGCGGAATAACAGCATGCGGTCGGGATACTGACGCCACGGACCGGCCTTGCCCCACAGTTCGGCCTTCTTGGCGTCCGCAACGCTGAAGCTGACTTCCGTTGCTTCCTCGCCCTTGCGCTTCACGACCACGACGGCGCGGCGGTTATCGCCCTCGCCGTCGTGGCGTTGACTGTAACGCTCCAGCAGGCCGGAGGACCGGACGAGTGCGAGCGCGGCGTCACCGTAGATGCCGGGGCGACCGTTAATGACGGCGATGTTTTGCAGCGCGGCCATCGGCGTCAGGCCGACTTCAAGGCCAAGCTGGATGGCGACGAGGATACTTTCCTCGCGCTCCATGCCCTTCGGGGCGAAGCCGCTATTCACAACCGCCTTCGAGAAGCGGAAGGCGTCTTCGAGCGATGCGAGTTGGACGCCACCGCGCCCCATCGGAATGGGAGCCGGGCGGCTTTGCTGCATGACGGCAGGCGTATTGACTACCTGCGGATTGTCGATTTGGGTCTGATTTGACATGATTTAGCTTACTTGGTCGTTTGCGGTTATGTCGGCCTCGGCACCCTTGCGGGAGTCGGGGCCTTTTGTTTATCCGGCTGGACTGCCGGGAGAGGGAAAAGAACAGGCGGGGCGGACGGCTACCGGTGCCGCCCCTTCCTCATATTGGGGTCCGTATTCCACCATTCTTCCTCGGAGAGCGGGATGCGGTAGGGTTTCCTGCCGTTTAACGTGCGGATGACCTTCGCGTTGCAATAATCGGTGACGTATTGGGGACGGCGACCGATGACGGCGGCGAACTCCTTCGCCTTAAACCAGCCGCGAGCATGACCGGCGGCGCGGGCTTTCTTGGCATCAAGTGCGTCGTTCGGCAGGGCGGGGGCGAGGGACAGCGCCGCGTTTAAACGCTCCGCAAGGGCGTCAACCTTGGCGTGGAGAGAGGCGAGGTCAGCAACAAGGACGGGGACGGTGACAGCTTCGCTCATTTGCGGGGCCTCCGGAGGTCGAGCGTGCCGTAGCAGGGCCGACGATTGCGGTTCCGCCAGCGGGTGAGCGCGATTTGCGCCCCCATGCCGATGGCGATGCCTGCGAGGAACAGGAGAGGGAAGATGGCGCTCATTTGCGGGGCGCTCCTTTGCCTTTGCCGAGCTTGGCCGTTGCCGCCTGCGAGACGACGGGCACGCGGCGCAGGTAGAGTTGCGTTTCGATCTGCTCGCGGGCGTCGATCATGCCGGCGACGAGCGTATCAAGGATGGCGCACCAGTTGCGCGCCGCCTCGGCGTCAACGCCGTACGACGCTTCGGCCTCGGCGGCCTTGGCGAGCTTGTGCGCGGTGGCGCGCATTTTTGAGTAAACCGCGAGATGGGCCGCAACGGTGGCGGCGGTCTCGGGCTGTGTCCTGCTGGCGAGGTCAGGGATGAGTTCGCCGCGATATTGCAGGTCGGTCTTGGGCTTGGTCGTTTGCGGTTTTTTCATGGTCGTTTGCGAGTAGAAAGGATTGAAAAACGGGGTCAGGCAGCGCGGGGCTCGGCCAGTAATCCGGCCAGTCTGGCAATGCCTTTGGCAGTGATGAGTACCTGCTCGAAAACGCGCTCCTCGCCGCCGACGACATGCGTCACAACCTTGTGCTCCAGGTGTCCGGCCTGCACGCGGTTCTGGTAGCCGAGCCAGCTTTTTCCGCCAGTGCGGCGATAGATCCACTGGTTGGCCTGCAACCAGCGGAAGAGGTCATTGGGGCGCACCTGCAAGACCTTCGCCGCATCCGTGATGCACATGGAGCCAATCGAGCGGGTCGCAATGCGGTCCAGCGCACCGGCCTTCGGGGCCAGCTGCTCGTTCGCGTATTCCAGCGCCAGCACCTTCTCGGAGTAGTTGAGCAGCAGATTGCGCATCTGCGCCGGATCGTTAAGGACGGCCAGCGGATCGGCAGGAGGAACCGGCTGGCGCTGCGCCTTCGCCAGTTCCCAAAACATTTTCACGAGCGCCTTCTTGAAAGAGCGCACCACATCGCTGTTGCGCATGTAGGTGAGCAGGAGGGTAGATTGTTGCTCGTTGAGCAGTGCGACTTCGCGGTTTTGGGTTCCGCCAGCAGTCTCAAAGGGTGCGATTTCAAATCGGACCCCTCCAAACTCCTGAAGGTCGGATTGATATTTGCGAACCAGTAGTATGACGCTGGCGTGCTCATTCCGTGTGCCTTCTGCGATTGCGAGGCTTGTGGTGACGGCCTGACCGTCTTTCAGGAAGACGGCGGCGGGTGTGATGGGTGTGATGTTGCTCATAGGTTTGGTCGTTTGCGGGAGATTAGTTGCGGGAGGGGTCGCGCACCGGTAGCGCCTCGATCTTGGCGAGCAGGCGGCGGCTCTGGCGGTGTCCGTTGAGGACAAGGGAGAGGTGGGTTGCCGTGCAGCCAAGACGCTTGGCGGCCTTCCGGTCGCTCCAGCCTTTGGCGCGCATGGTGGCCTTGGTGGCGGCTACAGTGGCAGTGCCGGTGATTACGGGTTGGTGTTTGGTCGTTGTGCTCATGGGTCGTTTGCTGATTACGTGTCAGCGTTACGGGTAATGAGCGTATTAAAACGTATAGTAAAGAGTAAAAACGTATGGAAACGAATAAAAATTCCAACTCGCCTAATGATAACGCATTGGCAAATGAAATTTCTGACGCCTTGCTCAAAAACGGACTAACTCAGGAAGACTTGGCGAAGCGGTTAGCCGTTACGCAGGCATCTGTCTCGCGCTGGCTTTCAGGGAGCAGGCCAAGGCCTGCGATTTTGAAGATGCTATCGGACATCCTAAAGGTGGATTTATCGCAAGCACCCAAGAGAAGAAACGTATCCAATTCTCCACTGCATAGCGAAGGACAAGGTTTGACTCTCGAAGAATGGCGCGGGCGAGCACTAGAGATGGAGCGACGACTAGAGGGACTTCACAGCACACTTGAGCAGGCGCTAAAACGCTTCCCTCTGCCTCACTTCGGCGTAAGCCACACGATGCAGGGAGCTAAGGGACTCAGTGAGCTAGGCGACCAGAGCGACCCGACTTGGGATGACAATACCGATGTCGTGTCTGTTGAAGGCGGCGAGCACATCCGGGCCGGGGCAAGTTCGAAGGATGGTAAGCCGGTCCAGAAGAGTGTGTCGCCCGCCCGGAAAGGGAAGGCATTGTGAGTGCTTGCCTGTAGTTCGTTTAAACGCTCTAGTACTGGCCCTCTTCTTTCTATGTCCGACACATCTCCAGCCCCGCAGATTCCGCGCCCTGCGCCACCTGATCCAGACATACGCACCGATGGTCCTAACCTCCCGAGGCCACGGTAGCCGCCATCGCCAAAACAAAGACGACAGGCGCAGCCAACAGCGCCAAGCGGACACGGTTTAGCGCGTGTCCTGCCTCCTTATTGCGCGCCCGATTGTATTCGATACGCGCCTGAAGTTGCAGGCATTCGCCCTCACGAACGAGGTCAACCGGGTGTTTTTTCATCTCTTCGTTCAGAAGGTTTTTCGGCTCATTTCCGCGATGCATAACCCCCCTGGCCATCATCGCAGAGTTAACAAGATACCACCCCCAGGCAAACAGCCACACAACAACAGCGGCAATTCCTGACAGAAAAACCCAAGGCCATTCGGACATTGCCTTGTCGCCCATGAGGGAAAATGCGTACCCAAGAAGCGCGGAAATTGCTGCTGCGATGAAGCCAAATGTAAAACGGGCGTCATTCGCTATGCACGCCATGTCTTCCATCTGTGCGGCCATCAGGTCATCAACTCTTTTTTCGGCGTAGTCGATAAGTGTCATTGTGAAGTAGTGGGCTTGCCCTTGCTTCTATTTCCACACTTACCCCTGATCAAGCCACCCCTTTTCCTCCGCCTCCTCTCGCAGGACCGCCCACTTCGGCGGGATCAATCCCTGTTCGCGCACCCATGCCTTCAGGTGCTCCAGTTCGGAGACGAGCGACATTCCGAGCTTGCGCAACTTCTCCGGATCATCCGTCGCGCGCAGGCGGCGACGGAAGTAGAAGGCGCTCGGTTTGTAGGGAAGGGGAGGCGGAACTGAATCGGACACGACAAGGCTACCATCCTGTGGTCCCCGGTGCGCCGGGGCGGCGGGCCTCGGCTCCACGCCGAGAGGGTCGTCTGGCGAGCGGGACAGGGCGCGCGTCAGGTGGCGACTTCGGGGCGGATTGAAACGAACCCGCGTCCACCGACAAGGGAAAGTTATTCACAATCCCGAATCACGCATTACCTTCTCATCAGGCAGATCAGCCAAATTGCGATGCCGATGACAATAGCACCAAGAACAGAAACGGACACAATTTGGCTGACCGCAACTGGCACCCTCCCTGCCTCATTTCCGCCCTCGCGCGAGGTCGGCATCTCCGGCGGAATACCTGTCGGCCTTGCGGAAGATTTCAGCAACTTCTCGATGTCAGATAGCTTATCGATGACTCCGGCCCCGACGAGACAAAGAACGGACGCCAACAGCGAAAGACCGCCAACACATTCCTGCATCGCTCCCTCGGCTCCCCTGAAGACAATAAATCCAAAAAAACCGAATGCCAAAAAACCAAGGTAGAGGGAAATAATGATCATGCGTGACTTCTATTAGGACAGGTGTGATACCCACAAGCCCATTCATGCTGGACACGGCTTTGCGCACCATCATGTTAGGTCGCCCTATGAAGCTGATTCCGGCTCTCCTCATCTCCCTCCTAATTGCCGCTGCGGGTTTCCTTGGTGGCTGCACAACGGCTGGTCCGTTCGTCACAAACATCTCTTCCGATGGACAAGGAAACCTTGTCGTGGAAAAGAACACGGTTCACTTCAACGCCTTTACCGGGGCCGTTTCCAGCGGCGAGGCTCCCACGGTCCAGACAATCAGGATTCACCAGTCCAAGTAAGACCCCGTTCTCCAAAAGCCGCCCTGTTACCGGGCGGCTTTTTTGTAGCCCTTTCACCCGCCCACCACTCCCGCCAGCGCCCGCGAATCCATCGTCGCCACCGGCTCCACCGGCAGGGCGAGGAACATTTCCCATGTCAGGCGAACCGTGTCCGGCGTGATCATGAAATACCGCGCCCCGTCGATCTCGTCGGCCATGCCCTCGTATTCCTCCGTCGTCTTGGGGCTCTGGTGCTGCGCGAGGTATTGCGTCAGGGCAGGGGCCTTGAAGCGGGCGAGGTGGTAGCTGATGAACGAATGCCGCCAGATGTTGCGCAGACCCTCGATCTTCGCGGCGTCTTCCTCGCTGGCGTTCTCGATGGGCCGGATACCGGCGCGGATGCCAGCGTAACGCTTTGCCTCGCGGTAGTTGAGCGGCGTCATTTCCCAAGTCTTTTCCGGCGTGTGCTTCAGCCACTGCCAGAGGTTATCCGGGTGGCCTTGCCGATAGCGCGAGCGCCCGTCCTTCTTGCCGCTCTTGTGGATGCGAGCGGCCATGCGGATGCCGCGCCCGTCGAAGTTGAGCGCATCCTTCGCAATCGTACCCGCCGTCGTGTAGCGGATTCCAGCAAACGCTTCCAGCGCCAGACGGCCAATCACGCGCTCGTCACGGTTCGCCCGGAAAAACTCCCATGCGTCGCGAAGCGGGATAACGACCGGGTCGCCGTCATCGATCCTGGGGAGAATGATTCTTTCGACCGGGTTTTCGACCGCTCCCCATCGTTCATTGAAGCAGTAGTCGAAAAACGTCTTCACGTTCTTGCGATGATCCTTGATGCCGTGCGAGCCGATCGCGCCGCCCTTGTCGTCCTTCAGGTCGCGCAGCCACCCGCGAACGTCGTCCGTTCCGACATCGTTTAAACGCCATGAGCCGAACTTGGCGGCGAACCGTTTGTTGAGGTGCTTGTCGGCGTGTCGCTTCGCATCGTCGCCCCAACTCTTTTCCTCGTCGCGCAGGGCGAAGTAACGGGCGAGGGCATCCTTCACGGTCAAGCCTTCCGCCTTCGGCTTCCCCTGCTTCGACGCACGCCACTCGTGGGCAACGACGATCGGGTCAACGTCCTCGCCGACGATCTTCTGGAACTCGACGTACCGCGCCCACTTCGCCGGATCGAAGGCAAGGATCACGTCGCCGTGTCTGGCTCGCTTTTCGGCGAGGTCTTTTGCGGCCAGTTCGCGGGCTTTCTCGTCGGGGTAGCCCCTGGCCTTGCGCTCGCCCGCATCGTCGCGCCAGTGGAGGTAGAACGGGGCATTGGGGCGCTTGCTGTCGAAGGAGTAGCGGATGCCGCGAGGCGGCGTCCATGCCTTGGACCGCTTGTCGTCTGCTTGCCGTTCTGCTTGCCGTTTGCTTGCCACAAAAGCCCTTTTGGGCGGTATGCGGCAGTAATCAAACATAAAACCCGCCCCTATGAAGGGCGGGTTTTGCGGTGAAAGTGGTGGACCCTAGCAGGGTCCGTTCGCCGACTCTCGCAATTCCGTCTAAAAACGCGATTTTCAGAGGTAAAAAGGGTTACTTCGCGTGATTTCGTGTTACGCATTTTCACTCCATTATGCGAACCAAACGCAAACCAGCCAGCCGGGGCGTCCGCATCCTCGACCGCACAGGACGCCCCAATCCCTACGGTGTCCAATGGCGCGAAAAAATCGTCTGCCCGCGAACAAAAACGCTCAAATCCATACCCAAAACCCTCTTCTTCCCCACTGCTGAAGCACGCGACGCCAAAGCCGCCCAGTTGCGCGAGGATCGACGCAATCGCATGGTCATGCCGTCCATGTCCCGCGAGGACGTCGCGGAGTGGCAGGCATTCAAAAATGCCATCGGGGCCACACCGTGGCATCATGTCGTCGCAGGCTGGCGCGCATGGATGATCAAAAACGGCCAGGCAGACTGCACTGTCACCGTCGATCAGGCCGTGAAACGCTCCCTCGCCGAAGCCGCCAAGCTGGTCGCCAAGGAAAAGATGAGCCCCGACACTCGCCGCCAGCGCAAACACAAGCTGTGCCTCTTCGCCGAACAATTCGGGCACCTCACCCTCAATCAGGTCAGCGCCCCGGAAGTCGAAGCCTGGATCGAAGACTTTGACGAGGTGCAGAGCGACGGCACGTTTAACAATTACCGCAAACACATCCGCGCACTGTTCACCCCTTACGTGAAGGTGGAACGCATCATCGACCGCAACCCCATCGACGCCGTCAAAAAACGCGATGACGACTCCGGCGAGGTGGGCATCAACACGCCGGAGGAAGTGGCGCGCCTGTTTCTCCATGCGATGCGGACGCCGCGCTTCACCGTGGCGATCGGACGGCTCGCCCTTGAGGCGTTTGTCGGCCTGCGGTTTTCGAGTGGATGCCGCCTGGAAAAAAAGGACATCAATTTTGCGGACCGGGGCATTCTCCTGCCCAAGAAAAAACTCAAAACCCGGAAACGCCACTACATCGACGGCGTGCCTGATCAGGTGTGGGACTGGCTGGCCATCACTCCCGAAGCGTGCTGGCAACTGCCGCCCCGCCTTTACATGCTCCTGAAGAGCGAACTGTTCGTCGCCGCCGGTGTCCCCCATCCCTTCAATTGTCTGCGCCACAACTTTTGCACCTATGACATCGCCGCGCATCGGGATGCGGGCCGGACTGCTTATTTTTTGTGTCACAGTGATCAAGAGTTGGTGTGGTCTACGTACAAGGGCAATGCTACCGAGGCGCAGGGTGTGTGGTACCAGGCGATCACGCCCCGGACGGTCGAGGCGTTGCTTGAGGGGCGGGCTTCCCCCTTGCGTTGTATTCGGAAAGCCGATGCAGGGCGATTTCGCTGGTGACGCCCCAGCGCGCCAGGGCGCGGGGGTGGATGCGGTAGGGCGGGCCGTCCACATCGGAGGGCGGCAGCTTGCTGCTCTTGCAACGGATGTGCCGCCGGATGACGGCGGGGCACCGGTCCACCACGCAGGCGAATTGCTCTGGTGTCATTCGGGGGAGGGGAGCCGGGGTGGGTTGCCCGGCCGCCACCATCCCGGCGATGATGAGCGGCGCGAGGCGTTCGGCGAGTGCGGCGATTTCGGATGCTTCCATGATGGGTATCAGGCTGCCAATGCTTTCTGTCTTGCCAGGCGGTCGGCGCGACGGCGGATGCGCTCGGCTCTCTTCCGATGGTATTCCAGCCAGTCGGCAGGCAAGGTCTCCAGCACGACGATCCTTTGCCGGCCCTTTTCATCGGGGGCGGTTTGCCATGTCCACTGCACCAACCACTGGATATATTCGACGTTCTTGCTCTGCGCTTTTTTCAGGCTGGCAAACGCAAACGCGTCTCGTGGGCATTCAAACGTCGCCCGGCAAAAATGGCTGATCGAGTCGGGCCGGCTGTCGAACGGCCCCATCCGCTCAATAGCTGCCCAAGTAAAACCCAGCCCGGTTGCAAATTGAGCGAGCGTCCCCAACTGAGGGTAAGCGCCGGTGCCAGGATACGGACCGGTACAGAGCGAACCGCACCACTCGATGGCCCCATAGAGCGACGGCAACCATTTCACGTAATCGTACCCGAATTCGCCCCAGTAGCGTTCCCCCTTGGGTCCAAGGGGCGTCTTGGGCGCCCGCTCTTCCCGTGACAGGTATTTTTTATCTCCGCTCATTTTCCACCTCCCGCTTTCAGGGCGATTTCCATCAGGTTGGTGTCGATGGTATGGCGGGCGCTTTGCAGGGCGCGGGCGGCGACGTTGATCAATTCCACGTACGATCCGCGGTCACTTTCCGCAATGAAATCGGCATAGGTCTTTTCATAGGCAATCAGCGATTCCATGTCTTCCAGCTTCCGGCTGCGCTGCCTCAATACGAACTCCGTCAAATCCAGCGTGTTTCCGCACAGATGGCGGGGGTTGGATTCTTCCGGTGACAGGCGGGGGGGACAGGGCATCGGTTGTGTGATCGTGCTCATGGTCAGGTCAGCCGGGTTAATTTTCCTTCGCTGTTTTTGATCCAGAGCGTCAGGTCTTCCGCCTGGTAATAGTTGCCGTTCCCTTCGAAACGGTAGTCGCTGTAATCGTTGATGCGCTCGATCTCGAAGGCGTAGGGCTTTCCCTCCCGGGTAAGTCCCTGCCCGTAGTAGCTCGATGTCGCTTTGATCGTCGCCAGCAACGTGAACGGGCCGCTGGTGAAGCCGACCGGCACAATGTCGGCGGTCTCGTCTATCGGGGGATTTTCGGTTTCTGTACTCATGATCTTTGGTAAGGCGTGGTAATGGTTGGTTTGATACTAAAAACCTCTCCCGCGCCGGGCCGGGCCTTACCACAGACCTGGACACCGGCGCGGGGAGGCAAGGGGTCATCGGGAGTTATCCCCACTCACGTAAGAGGAGTCAGTGACGGGAACGGGCGCGGGATCGGCAGGCGTGGCGGGGGATTTCTTCCGCGCGATGAGAAGAGCAATCTGTCTTGCTAATGCGTCCAGCCGCATATGCAGTTCCCCGGTAATCTCGCACTGTTTGACGCTCTCCGGATCGCTGTGCCCATCCAGCTTGCATGGGCAGACCCCCCCCATCTGATCTGCAATGCATCGCGGATTTGTGCATGCCTTCAATGTAGTTCGGGGGGAATTCTCCCGTTCGATTTGCTCTAATATTTTCCGGCGATTTTCCTTCATGGTATTCAATTATTGGTTACGCCGCTTCGCTAACGATTCCAGTTGTCGCTCCAGTGAGCGTGCTCCCTCCGCACTCAGCGTAATGCTTCCTCCGACATAACTGATCAGGATTTTACCGGATCGAATGTCCTCACTGACTACCAGCGATTCCCCGATCCTCAGCGGCTCAGTCGTCGGGACGAACTCGGCGGGCTGGGCAGGCGGCCGAGGTTTGCCCTGCATATGTGATTTGCGATTGAGCCACAGGGCCAGCACGAGGCCGACAACTGCGCCGATGGCGCATCCCCATCCCCCGGCCAAAGCCGTGCCGAAACCCGCCGCACCTGCGGCGCTAAACACGGGGTCCATTTTGTAGGGGACAGTGTCCATGCGGGAAAAACAAACCCCGGTGGCAGTGTGGGCTGTCCCGTCACAGGAGCGCGACGGGGCCACCGGGGACATTGTCGTAGGGATCGGAGGCGGGAGCGTTAGCTCTGCGCGAATTGCAGCGCATTCCGCTTCGGTCATAATACCATGTTCTATCAGCAAAGCAGCGCGTATATCTTCCGGGTAATAGCACAAATCTTTCTGCCAGAACGCCATATAAAGCTCTTCTTTCCGAATGAACGCGTATCTGATTTTGGCGGCTTTTTTGAATTTTCTCAGGCTCGCCGCGTCTTTCGCCTCTCGCTTTTCCCTCTCGCTTGGCTCCGGGAACAGGCGTCTGTGAAACGCTGCAATCGCCGCCGATTGCGGTGCATCCTCGCCCGGATGGTTCGGTGAATGACTGAATAGCCCCATGCCCCCTGCATTCACATGCCAGAGGGCATTGTCAAGAAACTTTAGATTTCTCAGTATTTTTCCGTTTCCTCGAAGAACCCACGGTAACCGCAATGTTCACGGTATGAATCCTGATGAACTAAACGTCTTCGACGCCCAAATTAGCGTAAAAATGTCAAAGGAGCTTAAAGCTCGTTTGCAAAAAATCGTGGTTAAACACGGACTTCCGCTTCCCGAAATTCTACGACGATTAGGTGCGGCCGCAGCAGACTTCTATGATGAACATGGATGGTTTTCATTCCCGGCAATAATTATTCCGGAGCGTTTCCAAAATCAGGAGGGCGCAACAACAACCGAGGCGGAAACGCCAGTCAGCAAATCGCGCGTGCCGTCCACCAAGGGGCGCGTAAAGGCACGGGACAAACTATCCGCCCGGGGTCTGAATAAACTCGGGCGGGATGTTTCACGGGGAAAAGACCGCTTAGCTTCCCTCAAGGCAATCGGCAGAGACGCACACGCCCTGTAACCAGAGAGCCAAAATACACCGCCCCGCTATCAGTGCGGTCTGTGTCCGGTTTGTCGATACGAATAACCCTCTCCCTTCCCTTCATATGGCTATCAACATCATCACGAAAACGACGCACTCGGCACAAGAGGCAACTGCCACGCTTGCCGATTGGATGTCCACTGTAGCTGACTGGTCTATGGTGGGCATAACCCTCATTTCCGTGGGCATTGCCTATGGAGCATACCATACGAACCGAAAAACGTTGGAGATGCACCGGGAACATAACCGGAGGTCTGTGCGTCCCAATCTCACGAAGGCGACACACACCGATTTGCGGGAAACGGGAATCATCCTTGAAATGGCTATCGTGAATACAGGCATTGGGCCTGCGTTGATTCGAAACATGCGTTTTTTCCTTGATGGAAAACCATTCAACGGAACCGGTAATTTTGGCGACCTTGCAGGAGAGTTACTTGATCAGTGTTTCCCCGCTGACCGATGGGAACGCAAGATACTGTTCCACGGAACGCTAGGTGAGGGAACCGGAGTTCCTGCTAACGGGAAAAAAATCATCGCATCTGCCTTTTTTCCCCTCAAGCAACCACAACAAACATTCGCTAATCATATGGCATTGAAAAAGGCAGTATTGGCCGAGGATAGCCGGGCGGGTTATGCAGTTACCTATACGTCCGTTTATGAACAGGAAGAGTGGACGCTCTCAAGTTAGTTCGTGACCCGCTGGCGGGTGACGATGCCGGCGATGTCACGCCGCGGACGGTCACAGCAGCGTGACGCGGCGCCGATCCGCGCCGATCGAGGAGTCACGCGGCCATTGTGACTCCTCGATGGACCGCCGCTCCAGCTCAGTCACACTGCACCCGCGTCATTTCCGGCGCGCCTCGATGCCGGGGCCGGGGTTGACAGCCGGGGCGAAACGTCTTTCCCCTCGTGTTCGCCACCGGAGGGATCAGGTACGTTTCGGACGTTTGCAGATCGGGGTTCAATAGAATGAATCGTCATCGTGCGCCTGACCGGTGGCTTTTTTGCGCACAAAAAAGCCCGCCGTTGGCAGGCGGGCCGGGATACAGGGCGGAAAACGCCTTAGTAAAAATCGCCTTTCGGGGATGCGAAGGGAACTCGATAGGCGGAAAAATCGTCGTGATCGGTAGTCAGGACATGGGCGTTTGCGTAGCGTTTTACGAGCATCACTGCGCACGCATCGGCAAAATCCATACGCGGAGCCCATTTTTCCATCAGCGCAAACACGTGATCGGGTTCCGGAGTGATAACCTCCATGCGGGATGTGAACCGGCGCAACTTTGCCAGCGCAGGCGGATGATTGTCGATCAGATGGCAGGCTTCGACAATCGCGGGATAAGCGATATAAAAATGCGCATTGACACCAAACAGGGCTTGGGTTGCCCAAGCATTGGCTTCCTCGCTGGCATCGAGCATCGCTACTAGCGGCCCGGCATCAACGATGATGTTTGGCTTTGAGACGATTACGGATTTTCTCACGTGAGGTGCCGGGTGTGGGGAGAGAAACGCTGCCTGCCAGATGCTCCAGACCGGCAAAAGGATTGCCGGGGACCGCTTTGATTCGCCGCTTGGCTGGTTTTGGTATGGTTGCAGTGCTCATATTCGCAGACTGTGAGAGGTTTCGCCGTGCTGTCCAGCCTGCGACTGCGACGACGGCGAAGCCCCCGAGGGCGGCGAAGATATGAGCGGGCGTCACTTTCACCAGAGCGTGAGTTGCTTGCCGCGTTTGTTTCGCCTGGCGACCTTGCGGCCGGCGAGGGCGTAAACGTTGTTGCGTTTGCGGCGGCGTTTGCGGGCGGTGGCGTAGCCGCCCGCCCGGCCGACGATCCGGGCGGCGCGTTTGCGCGTGGCGGGTTTGGCGAGCGGGATGCGGCGTTTCTTCCTGGCGTTAGTCTTTTTTGCTTTCGTACGTTTTTTCATGACGGGAAACGGGAAAAGGCTCGTCACGAGTGGCAGGTTGCCGGGCTTCGCGGCTCCACTTCCAGAGCAGGTAGGCGATGCCCAGCAGACCGCCGACAGCGGCGATGATGCCGTTGACGTGATCGAGCGTCAGGCTGGCCGTCGCAGGGGCGGCGGCGGCGATGCAGTCGGCGAGTTTGGCGCGGATTTCGGCGATCATGTCATTTTTTTCGCGGGCGTTTGCGGGCGATGCGGTCTGCTGCCCGGCTGGCAGAGGCGCTGGCGACCTGGCGAGCGCCGGGTAACCAGACGAGGACGGCGACGATGCTGCCGATCACGACGACGCTACCGGCGAGCCATTTGCTCCATGAGGGGAAGGCGTTCCAGATGCCTTCCCCTACCGTGTCGATGGCCCCGCTCACCCGGCCCGGCAACTCGGCGACGGATTCGCCAAGGGCATCCCAAGTGGCACCAAGGAGAGAAAATTTCTCGTCTTGGACGGCGGATGCCGACTCATAGTTGTTCGCGGCGGCCTCTCCCCCCGTCTCTTCGGGATTCGCTCGGAGGATGTCCGCATACGTGGCGAGGTACTGGCTCTTCTGTTCCTGCGTCCAGAGTGTTTTGTCATCGGGCAACCGGAGCACCTGCCTCGCCACCTCCGCTGCGGTCTTACCCGCATACATCATGTCGCTGACCTGATAGATAATCATGGATTTTGTATTTAGTTTTCCAGCACGCGGCCCCATTCGATGACCCAATCAATGGTCAGGGTGTGGTCGGAGTCCTTCAGTTGCGGTGTGTCGAATATCACCCTGAACACAGGGTAAAATGTGTTGTAGTCGTACCAGCCGATGGCGGCGCAGGTGATGCCTTCCATGTTGCCGTCGTTGAGCGTGAAGGTCGCCCGGTGGATGTAGCGCCATGTTCCAGCGACGTAAGCCTGTCGCACCGTGTTGACGTTTTTTTTGTCTCCGCCCAATGATCCCGCGCCATTGCTGACATTCGGGAGCATGAAAGCCTGGACTGTGTTGCCCAGCACGCAGTTGTAATCGTAGCGGGATGGGGCAATCCCGCCCGGGTATCCGAGGTTTTCCAGTTGCGCTGTCGCGCCGCCCCCGTTGGGCAAAAAGGGGCCGGGCAAGGCGGCGGGGGCGAGCGGAGCAATCCCGATCACCAGTTCGAGCACGATCTTGAGCTGTTGGCCGATGGCGAGCGGCACGCCCCCGTCCTGCACAACGTCACGACCGAAACATTGATCGTTGTTGCCGCTATACCAGCCCCAGCCGACTTCGCGGATCGTGACCAGGGAGGCGCGGGCGGGGAAAATGAACGTGCGGCGGCGGATGAGTTCTTTGCCGACAATGGTAGCGGAATTATCCGCGCCGCCTGTGCCATAGGTTTCCGTGGACATGACGGCGGCAATCAGCGTTGTCTGGTTGACGTACCAGATGGTTCCCGGCGTTGGTGCGTCGGAATCGCGTTCGACGGAGACAGTGACTTGCGTGGCAGTCTGGAATGTGAGGATCTTCATTTCCTCGCCGGTATTCAGCTTCAGGAGGCGTCCGGCATCCTCCTGCACGAAAAATGCGGCAGAGGCGGTGACAGTGGCCCCGGCTTGGGTAAAGGTTACGTCCAGCGATTGCCGTTTTGTCGGCTCCGCGCTGGTGCCTGCCCGTGCGTAGCGAATCACGCTGTCCCAGTCGCGTTCGCGCAAGGCTTCCAGACCGATGTCCAGGATGAGGTTTTTTGTGAACGGGAGCGTTCTGACTTCCTGTCCGTTTTCGAGGACAGACAGTCGATAGCGGATTTTTGCAGTGTATGCGTTGCCGGTTTTCATGGGTTGGCGTAGTTCCAGTTCGAGAGTGTAAAGGCTGTGGTGGGCTTGTTGGCGGATTCGACGCGACCGGCCGGGATGATGTGCGTGCCGTCCACGCCAAAGGTGACGGTTGCGGCGTCCGTGCGGGTCATCGTGGTCTGGGTCGCGTAGATGTGCGCGGTAAGGGCAAAGGTTGTCGTGGTCGGTTCGGGAACGGCGGTTTCGGGACTGCCCGAATAGGCATAGGCGGACAGGCCCAGGGCGAGCGCGGGGGCCTCGCGGATGTCGCGCCGCGGAGCGAGCGCGTAGCGGACCATACCGATGATGCGGCGGCGTCCGTCAGAGGTGACGCGAATCCTCCCGTCAGCGGTGACGCGGGTATCGGGTCCGATGCTGATGCGCTGCGCGGCGTGATCCTGTTTCGCAATGACTGTCGCAAGCACGAAACGCCAGGCGGACAACCCCAGCGATTGCCCGGCCCGGACGTTGCGGAAAACGTATCCCTTGCCGCGTCTCCACCAGAGGAGCGGCGTGGGGATTCGCTGGATTTGCTGCGGAGGGGGGATCATTCGACCGGAGACGCGCCTTCGGCGGCGGCTTTGACGACAAGGGGGACAAGTCCGCCGATGGTTTTCGTCATTTCCGAAATGGTCTGCGCCTGGGCAGCGTTGGCGGCCCCGGCGCTGTCCATCACGGTTGAGGCGTCGGTTTTGAGGCTGGCGGCGCGCAAACTGTAATCTCCAGCGACAAGTTCCAGCTTTTCAGCGGCCATGTTTTTCGGAAGGACAACTTCCACATGTTTTCCGTCTGGCGTGGAAAATTGCAGCCGGGTGGCGGCGTCGCTGGCGGACGTGCGCTGAAAGGCGGCGCACCCGCCGAGGGCGAGCGCGGCGAGTAGCGTGATGATGGATACGGTTTTTGTTTTCATTGCGGTTAGCGTTTGATGTGACGATTCCGGTAAAAATCCGGATGAAGAGGGGAGTGTTTTTTCGGGTAGGGATAACCGGTGCGGGACTTGTAGTTGCCCGCCCAGGCCGTGCCGCCGCCGAGGCGCACGGCCCGATAAATGGTGTGGCGGGTGAGCCAGCCGACGCCGATCTCGCACATGGCCTCGATGAACACTTCGTCGGCCTGCTCGCGCCGGATGCGGACATCGGCGGTGTCGTTATACCGGGTGGACTGGTTCCAGTAGAGCCAATCGTGAATGATTGCGGCCGCCGTGTATTTGCCGGCGGGAGGGAAGATGCGCCAGAATATGCGCGGGATGCTGGCGAGGTCGGTATGGAAATCGGCCTCAACTGTAATCGTGCCGAGTAGCGACGACTCGAAGGCGAAGGGTGCCAGCAAGCGGAGCGTGCGTTCTTCCTCTAGGAGGGTTTCGGTATGGAGGGGAAGCGGGAATTTTGCGGCGGTCATCATGATTGCAGACTCTGGTAAAAGCCGATCCAGTCGGCCTCCGTGGCGCGGGGGTTTGCAGAGAGTTGGCGCCAGCGAACCCAGGCCGGGGTGCCGTGAGCGAAAGCAGGCAACTCGGTAATGTTGGCGGCGCGGGCGATCCGCAGCCAGCTTTCGAGGCTGGCGAGCGGATCGGTCAGCACGGGCGGCGTGAGGATCACGAGGCCGCCGGACGTGAGGACTTCTCCACGCACCGGCGAAACGGTGAGCGCGTAACGCAGGCTCGCCGCCAGTGACGGCGGGATGTCCAGCGCACTGATGGCGGCGTCGAGTTGCCGCAGCTGCAACTCGTCCAACGCAGGCGGCAGGACGTAGGGCGGCGGCGGTGTCCAGGGGGCATCCGCATCCTCCTCCGCGTCGGAGGGGACAACGGCGGTCTCCGGCCCGAGAATGTCATCGAACTCGTCGGCGCGCATCTGGTAAAACGCGATACCAAAGACGCAGCTGGCGATGAAAAGGAGAATGTAAAAGGTGCGGTTCATGTGGATAGTTTGCCGGCAAAAAGGGGACTCACGCGGAGGCGCGGAGAGATGCGATCTGGAGCCGACTGCCTGGGCTCCGCGCTTCCGCATGAGGTGATGGGTCAGTTGCCGCGGGCGATGATCTCAGCGAAACGGGCAGAAAGCTCGCGGAGTTGCTCAAGCCGCGCCTTGGTCGCGGGAGTCTGGCTAGTGAGCGTGCCGATGCCGGCCTGCTCTTCCTCCAGGAGCTTAAGCGCCGCGGCGCGGTCGGTCGCCCACACCGAACGGACGCGCTTGTTGAACCAGGCATTGTAACCATTGCTAACAAGCCCAAGCCCGAGCGACCGCTGATAGAGAGTCGGGATCACGGTATCGGTAATGCCGAGCTGTTTGGCGCGCTTGGCGACGGCCGCAACAATGCCCGCGCTATTGGTGCCAGGGAAATCGGCAAGCTCATCGGCAGTTCCGTACCACTGATAATAATACCAGCGGGCGCTACCGGTGCCGAGAGTCTTGAGCTTGGCGGCGAGGGCGATGTCGTCAGCATCCTGAGTGTAGATCGGGAGGGCCGCGCCATCCACGAAGTTTTTCTCACTCAAATGACGCTGGATCAGCCAGGCCGCCGTGGCGGGGTTATTCTCGCCGACCTCGTCGATGTTGCCGATCAACTCGGCAACCACGGGGGCCTGCTCGGCGCGCAATGCGAGGGCGGCGGCTTTGTTCACGGCGGTGAGAGTGGACACGGCGGCCGCATCTTTGATGGCCTTGGCAGCGGCAATTTGTGTGCTGTAACCGCTCGCCAGGTCGTTGGCGGCCTTCTGGATCGCGACTGCATCGCTGGTGGGCGAGGCGGAGAGAAGGCCCGCGCTGAACACGAGAGCCGAACTGATGAGAATGAATTTCTTCATTGGTGTTATGGTGTTGGTGTTTGTCGATTTTCCCGACGTTGGGAAATGGGTTACGGGAGGTAGGAAGGAAGCTGATACACCCAGGACGGTTCGACCTGGTACCAGATGACGCGCCCGGCGGCGTCGCGCTCGTAGTCGGTCGCGCCGATCCGGCAATAGACGTACACGAGATCGGCGTTTGTCGGCCGCACCGTCGCATCGACCGGCACGACTGCCTTGACGGTCGGGATGACGGCGTTGCTGTCGCTGCGCATCTGCCAGATGGATTGATTCGCCGACTGTTTCCGGTAGCTGCGGTGATCGCCACCGGTCCCGGAATAGCCGCTGTCGGTAAAGTACACGTCGGGCGTCGGTCCGTACTGCGTGATCGAGGTCTGCGCCGGATCGGGACTGTGATAGTAGATGTACAACTTCGGGCTAACCCCGGTGAAATTCGTAGTGGAAATCTTGAGTTCGAAATCCGTGTAGCTGCCACCGAGCGGGATCGTAAACACGGCGGCTTTGGCGCGGCCGTCGATGGCTGCGCGGGTTGCGGCCGGAGTCATCGCCCGGTTGGTGGCAGTGCCGCCCGTCGCCTCGGCGGTGTTGGCGGCAGTGACTGTGATGGTCCGGTTGGCCGACAGGCTGCCGCCGCCTGTCGCAAGGCCCGCTGCGCTGATGGTACGGGAGGACGGCACATAGCTGGCAAGGTCCGATGTCAGCGCCAGCGTTCCGCTGGCAGCGGGCAGCATCACGACGGGGGGATCGGACGGCGGCACAGTCGGCATCGACAGTTGCGAGGACAGGAACACGCCCCCGTCAAACCGGATGGCATTCTCCCATCCGACGATCAGCCCGCCGCTGGCGATGGTCAGCGTTGATCCGTCCGGGATGGTCGCGTCCCCTGTCAGGCGGGCGTCCTTTATCGGCGTCGCGCCCCAAGCGGTGGCGCAACAGAGGCAGAAAAAAATCGATACCTTTTTCATAGAAGCTGATAGACAAGGATGTGCCCGGCGATTGCGGGCGCGCCCGACAGGTCTGCCGTGAAACCTGCTGCGGTTATGCTCCCGGCAACCGGGTTCGCCCAAATGCTGTCACCTCCCTGCGGTTTTGTAATCGAACACAGGATACCATCCGGAGCCGCGCCCAGCGGGGAGGGAAATTCCACCACGACGGTTTCCGCTCCTGCCGGGATCGCAACTGTCCCCGCCCCGCCACCGTTCGAGAGGATCTGACAGACGAGGATGTGCCCGGCGATTGCGGGCGCGCCCGACAGGGCCGCCGTGAAGCCTGCGACGGTTATGCTCTCGGCAACCGGGTTCGCCCAGATGCTGTCACCTCCCTGCGGTTTTGTAATCGAACACAGGATACCATCCGGAGCCGCGCCCAGCGGGGAGGGAAATTCCACCACGACGGTTTCCGCTCCTGCCGGGATCGCAACGGACAACACCAGCGCCCCGCCCCCGCCGCTTCCACCGCCACCAATGGCTGATACTGCCAGGCGACGGCTTCCGCCCGGACCGTCGATCTCTACGTAATCCCCGGCCTGTACTGCCGCTTCTTCCGGCAAGCCCAGTATGCTGGTTTCGAGTTCTGGCATCTTAGTAGATCAGCCACCAGTTTTCACCAATGATGGCGGATATGGCGTAGGCAGCGGTGTTTTTTACGCCCACGTATTCGGATGTGCGGTGCGTGATCGTCTCGCCGGGCCTTACCACTCCCCAAGTCAATCCAGCTTGGTTCACCAACAGCAGATTTCCTTCCGGGCTCATGTTGCTGATCGTGATGCTCTCCCTCCTGATCCTGTCTCCGTCCAGAGCACCGGTAAACGGGACGGTCTGGTTCGATGCCACTGCGTTGCCCTCCCAAGGGCTCATGATGGACGGGGCGGAAATCTGCTCCTGGCGGCGGTTGATGAATTCGTCGTCTCCGGCCCAAATCCGGATTACGGCGGCGCGTCCGTCCGGTGTGCGAAATGTGAGGCGCTCAAACCCGCCTGCCACCCTGAAGCCTTGGTTCGCCAAAAGCTCACGAGGTTCTGTCTGATCAATGATCACCAACACTGGCCCGTAGCTTTGGACGATTTCGATATACGTTCCGCCCAAGTTGGAAAATCCCACTCCGCCTTCCGGAATGGTTACGGTGGACATTGACCCCTTGGTTGTCGTCATTTTTGGCCTTTCTTGTGTTTGGCGGCGTGTGGGGTGACTTTGCGCGGTTCGGGCCTGGAAGCGGGTCTGTGTGCCATCGCCACGCTAGCCAGGCTCCCCACGATGACCGCGCCCAGGAGCGAGAGCCCGCCAATCAGGAGCGTCTTGTTCTCCGCAAGGGCGGGAGTCTTGTTCTCGGCAAACTTGGCCAGCGTGCTGTCGATCAGGGCGTTTGCGCTCTCGTTCTGCGCGTTCGCGTTGTTCACGCTTTGCAGGGTGGCGACGTGGTAGTTCGCCAAGGCGTCGGACATGAAATCCATCGCGGTTTCGCTCGTATCCTTCACCGCGCCCAAGGCGGTTTCCGAAATATTTTCGGCGAAGCTGAATGCCCGGGCGTTGGTCGATTCGTTGGCGTCGAGAGCAGATTGGGCGACATCGACAACGGTCGAAAGAGCGGACTCGCCAAAATTGACCATGCCGGAAATGGCGTCGCTCGATACGCGTTCGTTCGCTTCGAGCGCCCGGCCCGCTGTGGCGGCCGATGCTGCTTCCGATGCGCGTTGATTCGCAAGAGCGGTCTGCGCTACCCTGTCCGCCAGTTCCAGCCCGCCCGCCGAAATCAGGGTATTGGATACCAGGGCGTTGTTGGTTGTCCGTTCACTGGATGCGATGACATCGCCGCCGAAATCGAACGCGCTTTCCACCGCTCCGTGGTCGGTGACGGTATTCGTTACGGCGATCTGGTTGTTGTTGCCGATCTTCTGCGCATTGAACGACCCGGTATTGTCCGCGATGTCGAGGTTGACCGACTGGTCAACGGTGTTTCGCGAACCGCTCACGGAAACCGCCTGGTCTTGCGCGGACGATCCGGACGCCCCCTTGCCCCCGGATGAAACGCCAGTCGATCCGGTTGCCTGGGTCAGGCTGTTGTCCGTGGCGGATGTCGAGTTGTCCGCCTTGTTCGAGCTTCCCCCTAATAATCCTGATAACAGTCCCATTATCGGCGTCCTTTCTTTCGGGCGGGACGACGCCCGCCGCTGACAAGTGCGAAGATGATTATGAGCGCCGAGACCACGGCCATGCCGCCCACCGCCACCCATAACGCCCAGGCTGGAATCCCGGCGACTGCCTGCGTCGCCTGTTGCGCCATGCCGGACAGCCATTCGCTGCTTTTCTCCTGGCTGGTCACAGCAGATGCCGAACTGCCATCCTTCGCAGTGGCGGATGTGGCTGTCGTGTCTGTGGACATGCGCCCGTCCTGATACACGTTCGGCGTGGCGGTAATGTCCCCGCTCAGGTCTCCGCTGCCGGTGTTTTTGTTGCCGAAGATGATCGTGCCAGCGCCGACAGACGGCCCCATCGTGTTCGATGATGCCAGCGACGCGCTGCCAGCGATGTCCAGCCAGCTGCCTCCACCCTGTTGTGGCGTTGCCATGACGATGCGGTTAGCGGCGGCGAATGGCGACCAGCACAACGCCGATCACGAGCATAGCGAACGCGCCAATGCCTCCGACGATCAGAAGCACCTTGTTTGCCTGTGCCGTCGTCTGGTTTGGCGCGGCCGACTGTTGCGCGCTGGCGCTGGTAGTCGCGGTTTGCGCGGCCTGCTGCGCGGCCTTCGCGGCGTCTTTCGCCGCGTCTGCTTGCAGCCAGGTCTGCGCCACCGGCGCGGCCGAACTGACAATTTCGTTAAGCCCGCCCATAAAATTCGAGAAAAAGTCTCCCATGTCGGTACCTCCGGTTTCGGATTTATCCCGCCCGCGTCATGGACGACGCGGGCGGGTTCCCTCTGTTTGTTGTCGTTTATCTCCCCCTGCTTTCGCAGGGTAACAGGGCCAGATCAGTTCCAGCCAAAATGGATGTTTTCGCAGAGCAAATCGACCGTCTGCGCGGCAGGACTGTGGATTTCCAGAGCCATGGCTTTCGCGGCGTACAGCCATTCCGTGCGACCGTTCAGGTCGAAGGGCACGACGAACGGAACGCTGTCGAGAAGGTTCATGCCGTAATCCGCCATGATGTCCTTCACTTCCTGTCGATTAGTATTCCAGCGCAACACGTCATCGGCGCGCACGATCACGCGATCCAGCGGTTCCGCATCGGCGTTCAGTCCAAAGAAAAACATCCGGCAAATGTTCTGGCGCAGATTTTTGTCTTGGATGGTGATCGTCCCATCCACCAGGGCGTGCGAATCCACCGCCTTGCGGATGTGCGGGTAAATGATGGTTCCCGCCTTGACGCCGAAGAGTCGTTCAAAGTTCGCATCGGCAACAAGCTGTTCGAAGTCGTATGCCATGAGCGCTTCAATGGCGACCACGGCACCTTGCGCCTGAGGCTTGATCTTGATTTTCACCTCGCACGTTTGCTGTCCGATCAGATTCCAAGCTGTGCGGGTGGATGCCTCGTAACCTTCCTGCCAGGGCTCCGCCCAGTGCAGCGTAACCGTGTCGATGGGATCGGAAAACAGGTTGGTAGAGTTGATCAGCCGGGTACGGGGCACGGACAGGTTCCAGCGTTCCTGCCGGTTGACTTTCACAATGATGTAGTCGATCACGCTTTCGACAGGGACGGCGACACCGTTCACAAAGCTGCGATACCGCAATTGGTGATAGCGGCGGTCACAGCGCAGATTGTGCGTGGCGTCGCTGCCCGGAGCGACGCTCTCGAGCGAGATAGGTTCGATGATAAGAGGCATGTTCGTGGTCTCCTTGTATTCTGTTTGTCAGTGCGGTTCCCGTAACTGCCGTTACGCCTTCTTCTCGAATTTCGTCAGGAGCTTTTTCCCCGACGTGGTGCGGGCCGCGTAAAAAAGCGCCCCGATGGCTCCGGCCACGAGGGCCGCGACTGGAATGATGTATTTTTTGATCATGTGTGTGCGTTTGTTGCGTTGGTGCTTTTGCAGCCCCTCGTATCGCCGGTTTCAGCACACCGCGAAAGCTCTCTAATCGTCGTTATTCGTCCCGATTCGTCCCTTTTCGTCGGTTATCGTCCCTTATCGTTGGTTTTCGCGGAGAAAAACTCCCTCGCCCCGGAGCGCCCCTCGCCCCTTCCCCCTCCCCGGCCGGGGAGGGGAACCCCCCACCACAAACGCCGTTGCCGTGACACGACGTCATGTGACCGCGCCCGCGTTGGCAGGTAGAGCCGCACCAGATGCGGGAGGCATTTTTTCTTTTGTATTTTTCATCGTGGAAAAATTTTCCGGGCGCGCTCCAGGCGTTTGCGGCAACCGGGCGTTGCCGATGTCTGCCTTCCGGCGAGTGGGCGTCCGCAACCGCACGCGCACAGGCTGACCGACAGCGACGACTGGCGAGCACGCACCGCCCTCGCAATCACGCGGGCCATCGGCACCGGCACACCGTTCCCAACCGCCCGGTACTTCGCGGAGACGGAAAGGCCCGGCAAATTGAAATCGCGGGGCAGGCCCTGCAATTCGCAGAAATCGCCCCATCCGCGCCGATCCGGTCGGGACGCTTCCGACGCCAGGCAGGTCCGCTCCAGCTTCTGAAACGTGACGGCTCGATCGCAAACGAGCATCGAGGAGTCACGCGATCCAAAGTGGAACGTCCGCAGTCGGTTTTGACGGCAACCGCATTCCGCCGCGTTGAGGTTAAAGCGTTGTATCTCGAAACCGGCGACGGCGAATGCAGGGACGCCGGGGACATTCTCCATCAAAAACCAGTCCGGTTGTGCCTCGCCGACAATCCGCGCAAATTCCGCCAGCATGGCGAGGCCGTTGCCCGTTGGCGCTGTCCGCCTCGCCCGCGAAAAGTCCTGACACGGCGGCCCGCCGATCACGCCGCCGAACGCGCCGGGCGGCGGGTGAAACGTGCGCACGTCGCCGCCCCATACGAGGTCCGGTCCGCGCACCACGCAGTAACCTTCCGTCTCGAAACCACGTCCGAGCAAATCCGCGCCGGGAAAAACTGATAGCACTAGGTTTTTGTGTGACACGGCCGTTTCAGAGTTTAGCCGGCGTGACACGCCCGGCTGTGACCTCGCCGGCACGGTCACGCTCCGGATTGTCACGGTTTCTCACAGCGAAATCCCCCTTTCGATCTGCGCCGGTGTGTAGCTGAGTATCCGGTGCGGCTGGTGTTTCCGCTTGTAGAGAAATTCGTACTGTTTGAGCCGTTGCGCCGGTGCGACAATGGCGCGGTCCACCATCACCCGGCCCCATTCGGCCGCGTCGTCAGGATCGCGCACGGCGAGCAACACGCCGGTGAGTGATCCGCGCATCACCGGCAGCATGGTCGCATACGAATGTCCCATGAAATACAGGTACGGGTGGCGATGGCGGATGGCCGTGAACAGGCCGATATTGTCGCGGTCCCGGCCGCCAAAGGATGTGCCTTCATCCCACACGACGGCGCAACCGTTGCTGTTTTCCACCGCCGCCTTCCACCGGACAAAATTGTCCGTTACCCAGGCACCCGGTCCCCAGTCGATTTCCCCTATCCACGGGTCAAACACGACGGCGCGGCGTTTTTCCCGGTTCCAATGCCCGCGAATAAGCCCGGACACGAGGAACGACTTTCCGTCTTCCGACCCGCCCATGACGGCCACCCGCGATTTTTTCCCCGGGGGCGTCATATCACCGCCTCCTTTCCGTCCGCGTGCAATGCCCTGTCGCGGGCCGCGTCGGCGGCCTTTTCCCCTTCGTATTTTGCCTTTATTTCGCGTATCCGCTGGCACAGGTAGCTCCATGACCACGGCAGGCCGAAACAGGCCCGCGAAAGCCAGATCACCGGCCATGTGACCATCAGGACGATCACGGCGGGCAATAGCAACACGAGCGCGGCAATCCCCGCCATCAGCAGGGGGATCAGGGCGACAACGGCAAGAGCCGCCGCCACAATTCCGAAAAACACTCCGGAGAGTTTTAGCATGGGTTGTGTCATGACGTTTTATAAGAAGGGATCGGTGAACCGGGGCGCGGCGGGGGCAGCGGCGGGGGCCGGGGGCGGCGCAGGCTGACTGGCGGGCGGTGGAATCGGCCGGGGCGTCACGTTGCGCGGCTCGCCTTTCCGCTTCGCACTCACCGCCGCGAATATCTCGTCTCGCAACAGGTAGGAGAGCAGTCCGACGCCCAGCGCCAGCCATCCGACTACCTGGATTCCCCGCCACCGAAAAAACGCTTCCAGCATCTCCAGTAACGCCTTTTCCTGATCGGCAGGCGGTTTCGCCGCCTTCATGTCGCCGATCACCCGCCCCGTCGTCATGTACAGGGTTTTCGTCGCCAGCCGGGCCAGATCGTCCGGCGAGCTTTTTGCGTCGCCGCGTCCTTTTCCCTCGTTTTCCGGAGCGTTTCCCCCGCCCGGGCCGGGCGAATCGCCGCCGTCACCATCCGCCGCCGCTGCTGCTTCCTCGAAATCGGAAAAATCGGGCTGCGTTTTCCCCGATCCGGCAGGTGGACTAAACGGCGCGGAGGCGGTTGCCGTTTCGCCCGTTTCACTCGTAGCCGGGCCGGACGATTCCGAGGCAGGCGGCGAGGGCGGCGCGTCCGTAATCGTCTCCGCAGATGAGGGCGGCGGTGTCGGGATGGAGCCGGACGACGCCTTTTTTCGCGCCCGTCCGGGACTCTTGGGCATCCACCGGCCCGTTTTCTGGTTGATGCGCGGCAAGTGCCGCGCCGGATCGAAAGGGACGCCTGCCCCGTCCAGCGTTTCCCCCGGTATCGGGGCGTTTTCTTCGTGTGTGTTTGTCATAATGTAGTCGGGTTTAGCTTACAAATTCAGGGGAAAATCCCGGCGCGGGGATACACGGCCAGGTTGAGGCAGATGCCCATGTTGCTCCCGGCGAATTTCCACGCCTGCAACGCAGGGAATCCGCCGCGCCGAAACGCGAGGTATCGGCCAACGCGGCGGCGGAAACGGTGTTGTGCTTTCGTACGGCCTTTCATGCGCGTTTCCCTCCGTCTCCGTTTTCCGGTCCCAAAACGCGGATGCCGATAATCGCGGCCAAGGCACGGCCCTTGCCGTAACAGGCCACCCAGCCGGGCAACAGATCAGGCGTTACGCTTACGTCGAAACCGATGATCACGCCTCGCAAGCGGCGTTTTTTCCCGTATCCAAAAGACAGGATAACGCGCCGGTATTTTTTGCAGGTTTCTCCGTTCCATTTCGGACCGAACAGACGATATTCCGCCGTTTTTTCTCCACGTTCAAATGCTTCAAAAAATTCCTTTTTCAGCGGAATGAACAGCGGCGTCAGGTGCTCGGCTGCCCATTTTTTCAGGGCGTCAACGGTGTCGGCAATCTGCCATTCCCGGCTCTCCCGTCCGAACATTTGTTTTCGGTACCGGTGGGCGATTTCATGCACGATAGCCTTGCCTTTCGGCGTCAGTCGTTCGCGGTCCGTCCGCAGAAAACGGGCGTCAAACGACATCAGACGCGGAATCACCCTCTGTAATCGCTCCCATATGACATCCAATTCATCGTCGGAAAACGCGCAGGGCAAAGGTTCCGACGTTCCCGGCACGGTCGGAAATCGCGGCGTTTTCGGCGGCGGCACCGTCGCCGCCAGCTTCGCCAGTTGCCACGTTTTCCACGCGTCCATTTCTTCGCTCATGGTGGGGGTGCCTTTCATGTCAGTTGCCGCAAAGGCCCTCGCATTCGTTTCCGAACAAATCGCCCTGCCCGTGGTCCAGATCGGTGCGGAGGTCCACATCCGCTAGCGGCACAAGCTGCCGGTGGACGAACAGCGGATCACGCACGCCGCGCACTCCGGTGCGGATCAGGGCATCCACCCGGCACGCTTCCGCCCATCCGGCCGGATCGGTGTCGCGCAGCTTCCGCCATTCGTGGTTGCTCTTGTATGGGCAGTACACGCACGCGGAGCGCGGCGGCGTCGGGATGCCGTGCGACGCCATCCAGCGCAGGCAATCATGCCGCGACATCCGCAGATCGACCAACGGCCAGCGATGCTCGATCCACGGCGTCCGACTCGGTTTCATCCGGTAGATTTCATCGACCGAGATTCCGATATATTGCACCGCTCGAATCGCCTTCCCGCCTCTCTGGCCTTTCGATAGCCCGACCATTTCCCGCACTTTCGACACGATGGGCTCGATTTTGAACTCCTTCGTGCATTGCCGCCGCATCGGCCCGATGCCGGTTGGCGTTTTTGCGAAAAACGGCGCGCCCGCGAAACGGCCGCCGTGGATGCTGCGTTCGATGTTGGCTGTCAGGCCGTCCGCCCGCTGGATGCGGTGGACGGTAAACGGCAGGCGTTTTTCCAACGCCGCCAGCCAATCGTACACCGCAGCCGGTTCCGCCCCGGTATCGGCGAAAATCGCGGCTGTCGGCATCGGGGACAGTTCGCCTAGGGCAAACATCAGCGCCACCGTGGACGACTGGACACCGGCCCCGAGGCTCAACACGTGGATTGGTTCGACAGGAGTATTCATCGGGTAAAAACGAAATAGATGACGTAAAGCCATCCGCAGAATCCGTGCAGAAAGGTCCACAACACCGAATGGTGAAGGGACCATGAGATGATCATCGCCATCACGCAGCCGTGCGCCCAGAGGATGCCTGCCATCGACCGTTTCTCGTTCATGTGGCATCCCCCGTTTCCCCGGCCAGCGTTTTGATTTCGGCCTCCAGTTTTTTCGCTTCCTGCATCTTGCCTTGCAGCCAGGTGAGGTTTTCGCGGTGCGCGCCCGTGCCGATTTGGCGGCGCACTTCGGCATGTTGTTTCCGAAGCCGCCAGAGACGCAGCCCGCGCCGCGTTTCCGCTCCGGAGAGTTTGCGTTTGGCTGTCAT